ATCTAAAATTATTTAAATTATCACCAGAGTTATTATCATCCATTGTAATAATTGAGCCGCCTAAGCCATTTGTAGATTTCCAATTGACACTATAATAAAATTTAGGAAATACTGCAACTGGTTTGCCACCAGTTAATGACCATACTTCACTCACTACCCATTCTGCTACAAGTTTTATTTTAATTTCCATATCAGGTAACGTCATCGGAGCAATGTATTTTTCTTTTCCTACTACTTGAGCGTTGATAATAAAAGATCTTTCGTTATCTGTTATTTCCGGAAGTACTGTAATATTTGCTTTGATACCTTTCGATTTAATATAATTAGCTGCAGCATCTCCTCGCTTTTGTGCTAATATTTTGTTTCCCCATTGTGGATCTGATTTTTGTTTTGCATCAAATTCAGCTTTTGAAGCTGGCGTTATGTTGCCTGCAGCATCAAATTTTAATATACCATTATAATCATGATCTATTCGTTTTTTGCCTGTGTTATCTTTAGTATTTGGCGTAGTAGATGCTATAGCTTTTGAAGCTCTAGAAACAATTTTAATATTAATGGCAGGATCATCTAAATTAACGCCTTGTTCTTTTAATGTCTCTAATGCTTTATCTATCTCTGCTTTTACCTCAGCAGCGTTTGACATACTATCGATAGTAACAAAATTATTCCAGAATGAAACTGGTATACGCAATGGTTCATTTGTTACATCTTTATATGCATTAGTTTTTATTAATTTAGTGCGACCTTCGTTTGCAACTTCTGTTTCCCATTGTCTAAAAGCATCCATTGCAGCTTTTTCATTTTTCCAACGTTCGATATAGTCAATATCTTGTTCCGTTAAAAATTTCTTAAGTTGATTTACATCTAGATTTTTTGGAGAAAATCTCATGAAATTTTCTACTATAGTATTTTGTAAATTTTTCATATGTATTTATATTTTTAGTTATTTACATATAAATATGTATCAGTATAAAAACCGCCTTATATATAAAATACAAACTATTATTTGGATTTTTGAAAAATATTACTTATTATAATAGTATAAAAATAAGAGAGATGAAAAATATTTTAATCGTAGCATTTTTAGTTTTTAACAATATTACATTTGCACAAAATGTATATGCTGTTAACAATGTATCTAAATTAGTTAATAACAATGTTTATTTTGGAAAAAAGGAAACAAGCATTGTAACTAAATATGATAGTTTAACGCGCTGCGCAATCGAACGATTTATTGTTGATCGTTTTAATTATTACCGAAAACAAAAAGGTGCTCAACCTTTAGTTTGGGATGAAACTCTTCGACCGATGACTTACCATCATGTTGTCTACCAAAGATTAACTAAAACACAGGAACATAGTGAAGATATCAATGTTCCTAATTTCATTGAATTAAATTTTGCAGATCGCGCTAAAACATTGGTTGGATATGATAAGTATAACTTATTTAGTGAAGGATTAATTAGTATGTTTAATAACATCTCCGTTCGTCCTGGACAAAATACAACACCAGTTACAATTAAACAAATTGTAGATAAATTTTTTACAGCTGGATATGGTTATAATACATGTGCTGCGCACTGGAATCAAATTATGGAGCCGCAATGGGATCGTATTTTTATTTACTATGATTTCAATTGGTTAGATAGTAATGCAATAGAGAGTAATAGTTACAATAAAGCTAACGTTACAGTTCAATTCGCAGATGCTAAATAATTAAAGAGTTCCTTGACCTACATATACACCACTTTGATAAACATCGATATTTGTTAATATTCCATCTTTATCAAAAATGTATAATTCCCCATCAAACCATTTATTATTCTTGATCACACCGGCCCAAGCCAAATCTTGAGATCTATTTGGGTCGGTTGCTGCAACCATTTGCGTATAATCTTTATTCCAATACAATCTTTGATAATCTGGTATTTTTGAGAATTGTAATGGAACAGGTATTACTTTAGTAGGCTTACCTCCTGATTGTGGTGCTGTCGATACTTGACAGTTAATAGATAGTAACCAAGCTGTTGGACCTAAAGGTGCATAAATTTCTACAAAATATTCTGTATTTGGAACATTTCCTAAATCAATATTAATTGCAGACGGGGCTTTAATAGTCCCATCATATCCATTTTTAGTTTTACTATTTAATTCAGATAGTATAGTACCAAAATCTACTTGTGCCGATACTGGCGTATCAGACACATATCCAGTGTCATGTATTATCTTAGTTGTTTTTTTAGTTTTATCATATTGCGTAACTACTAATCTATCTGGTATATATGCCGGTATAAAATTCATAGTTACCTGGCCTGATTTTGTTTCTAATTTGGATCTAAATGCTATAGGATTACCTGATAATCCATTGGCTTCTAAATTACCATTACATTTTGCAATTGGTATTTTAACATCGGTATATGATGGAACTGTATATTTCGTTGCAGCTAAATCAAATACTTCTACTTTTTTAGTTTTTGGATTTGTGATATTAGTTTTAGGAGTTTGTGCATTATATGTAGTTATAGGAACCACAACAGTTACCATTTTAGCAGTACCAGCACCATTACCTGTTTTTGTGATAGTAACTTCAGCAGGTAGCTTTACGAATTTTTTAATGATATATTCAATACCTTGAGCTCTACGATCTGCTAATGTTTGATTTGAAACCGTAGCACCATTTGAATATGAAAAATCTACTTGAGCTTGATTCCAATTGGTTCCATCTCCTGGAATTTGTTTTGTAGCCGGAGTGCTGCCATCAGCTGATGCCGATATCGTAATAGCACCTTTAACTAATTTTTTAGCTATAATTGCAGATTTTAACGTATTGATAAAATTTTGCAAATTAGGAGTTAATTGACTAATTGCTGTTATTTTATCAAATGATGTTATATTTAATTGTTTTGGATTAATTGGCAATACGATATTATCTGGAAAACTATCCTTAAATTCATAAGTTGTCGTTTGTTCAGTAAGTAAACGTTTATTATATGTTGTTTCTAACAATAATTTTTTTAAAAATATCATGGATATACTTTTAATATTTCATTTTTATCTATAGGTAAATAAAAAGTCATACCTGGTTTAATTAAGTTTGGATTTTTAATTTCCGTATCCGCCCCCGGCATATCAACATTAAGACTTTTTAATGAATTTGTAGATTTAACAATTTGTTTTACAAAATTCATAATTTGTTTGTCTGTTGGGGTTGTAACTTGTGCATATTGTTGCATCCATTTAGTAGCAATTGACCATAATGTATCATCTTGTACTACTTTATATGACTTTACTTCAGTAGATCCAGCTGGCGCTGCTAATGTAGTTCCGTTATTCGGATCTGGTTGTTCTTGTAAATTTTTTACTTTAAATCTACGTAAATTTTCTGCTAAAATATGTTTCATTTATTCCTTAACGGTTACTTATTTTTAAATAAATATCTTGACAAGAAAAAACATCATTACTTTGAATTACGCAAAATTTTTCATATAATATAAAAAAATCCTATGATACGTTATGGTTATTGTTGTATCAATCAACAACTATCGTCCCAAGGCATTCGTACCGGACGTGCAATGATTGACCGCAAATTCAAGCTCGGCGGTTTACAGCTTGCATCTGACATTGCTTTGGCAAATGCCAAGGATTTGTTAACTATTCTGCAATGGAATGAGTCGCAAGGTATTCGTTTATTCCGAGTTGGTAGCGAGCTCTTTCCTCGTTGGAATCATTATCGTCTAGAAGATTTACCAGGTATTGATGAGATTTCACGACATTTACGTGCTGCAGGTGATTATGCTTTAGCACATGGTCATCGCATTACAACGCATCCTGGTCCATTTCATATCTTAGGTAGTCCTGATGATGTAGTTGTTAACAATTCTATTATTGGTCTCGAACGACACGCTGAGCTTTTTGACCTTATGGGCTTTGCACCTAGCTTCGAGAATCTTATCAATATTCATATTGGTGCTACATATGGTGATAAGCCTGGCACTATCGACCGTTGGTTGCGTAACTATGATCGTTTATCTGATAACGTTAAGGCTCGTTTAGTTATTGAGAATGATGATAAGGCATCTATGTATTCAGTTCGCGAATTGTACAAGACATTGTATGCATCCGAAGGTATTCCAGTTACATTTGATTATTGGCATCACACTTTCAATACCGGTGACTTATCCGAAGAAGAAGCATTCTTTATGGCTCGAGAAACGTGGGAGTTCCATGGCGTTACTCAATGCACTCATTACAGTGAATCTCGTCGACGCGAACAACAACTTCTTATTGAGCGTATGTTTGATCATCATGGCATTTCTTTAGAAGATTTGCCGAAGTGGCCTACCTTCCATAAACAATACAAAGAGTTTACTAAGATCAAGGAGCAAGCTCATGCTGATTATATTACAACTACTCCCAACACATATGGCGTATTCGATTTAGATATTGAGGTTGAAGCTAAGGCTAAAGAATTGTCTTGGTGCAATTTAAATTTAGAGTATTGTCAAAATACAGCATTAATTTTAGAATAATATATTTATTATATATAATATTAATAATTAAAATTTTAATAAAGGTTACTATGAAAGCGGAATATAAATTTCGAGAAAAGATTACGGATGATATTACAGACGCACATGAAATTATTCGGGTTGTTGGTAAAGCAATTACAGAAGGTAAAATTGATAAACAATCAACATTAGATAATTTATCTAGAGCATTGAAAAAATTAGAATCAGCAAAATATTATATCGATAGAGGATAATGAAACGTTATTTTCCGTATGTATTGTTAATTACATCTTTAAGTTTAGCATTTAGTGCAGCATATTATAGTGTATTTGGCTTAAGTAGATTATTTTCATCACAATTTTTAGCAGTATCGATACTTGCTGGGACTTTAGAAGCGTCTAAACTTATAACAGCATCATACTTACATCGTGCGTGGGATACTATATCTAAATCAATAAAATTTTATTTAACTAGTTCTGTAATTATTTTAATGTGCATAACATCATTAGGTATTTATGGTTTTTTAGTATCAGCATATCAAGATACGGCATATAAGTTAAATAATTTAGAGACTACCATTAAAAATATCGAATCTAAACGATCTAGATATCAAACACAATTAAATAATATCATTGTTGATAAAAATATAGTTAATACTAATATTCAAACATTAACATCAGCCTTATCATCCAATCAACAGCAGCGCGTTGATAAAAATGGCAATTTAATTACTACATCATCGAGTGCTAATAGAAAATCGTATGAAACACAAATACAATTTTCTATAAATCGTTTAGATGATATAATAAAACAAGAATCCATGTTATCCGATTCGGTTACTGCTTTAGAAATGCAAATTACTAAATTGCAAACTACAAATACGGTATCAGCTGAAATAGGTCCATTAAAATATATTGCTAAAATATTAGGAACAGAAATGGATATAATTGTAAATTGGTTGATTATTGCATTAATTATTGTTTTTGATCCATTAGCTATTTTATTATTAATTTCAGCAAATAAAGAATTTTCAATTCAAACAACAAAAAACAAAAAATATGTAGATGTACAAGAAGACATAGAAGAAACTACTGAGGAAAATTCTAAACCAAAAATATTATCATATTGGAATAAGTTACGAGATGAAAGAGCGAAAAAATATAAAAAATAGTCGTGTACCGCGCGGTTACAAGAAAATGCAATGTAAATATTGCGATAATATTTGTCAACGAGTTGATAACAATGCAACTGCAATAACCTGTTTTGAATGTACTTCAAAGTTGGTTGCAGGCAAACATTTGGAAATTCGTAAATAATTTCTTATAATAGATTTATGTTAGAAGCAGAAAAAATTAAATCAAATTGGGAAGCGTATCGCCAAGCGGTAAATGATTATTTTCCGACACGTAAAGATGCATTAAATAGAATGTATGATGACTTCGAAGATAGAATGGTATTGATGCCAGCATCTTCAATAGCACATTTTCATAATGCATTTGCCGGAGGCTATGTTGACCACGTACTTCGAGTTATTGCTTGCACTGAGAAACTTTATGAATCTTGGTCTGAAATGGGTGCAGATATGTCTGGATATACTATTGAAGAACTTCGTTTTGCTGCCATGCATCATGATTTAGGTAAAGTAGGATTTCCGGGCGATGGTAATGAAGTTTATCAAGTTGAAACATCTGATTGGCATCGTAAGAATCAAAATAAGATGTATAAACACAACGAAAATATTCCATTTACTATGGTACCAGATTTATCAATTTGGTTGCTTCAACAATATGATGTCAAAATGTCTTGGACTGAATATCAAGCAATTAAGATTCATGATGGAATGTATGATGATGCAAATAAACCTTATTTCATAGCTCGATCAGCACAAGCTAAATTAAAAACAAATTTACCTATTGTTTTGCATCACGGTGATCATATGGCTGCACAAATTGAATTTGAGCGTTGGAGAAATAAAGATAATGCTACACTTAAACCAATTGCAGAAAAAAGCAAAATGACAAAAAGTAATGGTTTAAAAAATCTTGCAGAAAATAATCCAGATGTCGAAAAAACATTAACAGATATTTTTAATGCATTTAATCAGGAATAAAAAATGATTGCATTTAGTATTATTATTTTACTATTATCTGCAGGTATAACATATCTAGGATATAGAACATGGTTTTTAGCTGGAGTACTAGCAGATCAACAAGATGAAGTAGATGGGTTTATTGGGTATATTTCTAATTTAGAAAATACAAATCGTTATATGTATGAACAAATTGTTAAAACATATGAAGCAATGCAACAAATTGACCGTATAGGTGCCTTTGAGAAAGATGACGAAGCAGGAACAACATTTAGTTTATTAAAACAAGTAATTGAAGAATTAAAAGAAGAATTTAATGGCGCCGAAGAAGAAAAAATCTAATGTTTATTTTACAAAAGTAACAGACTTTGCAATTGCTGCATATAATCGAACTGCAGAACAGCCGGCGTTACGAGAAAAAATATATCGTCGGTTTATTTATCCAGCGTTCATGAAAATGGCTGAGAATCTAATTAATAAAATTAAACCAACATATATTGATTCATCATTTACTGATTTACAAACAGACCTTGTTACCTATCTAACAGAACGATTGAATAAATTTAATCCAGAAGCTGGTAAAGCGTATTCATATTATACTAGAACTTCATTTAATTATTTAATTGCTGAAAATCAAAAGGCATATTCTAAGTTAAAAGCTGATGCATTAGAAATAGATGTTGATGAACAACGTAATATCATTATAGAAATACATAATGATGATATGCGAGAAACATTGCAATATTTTATGGATGCGTATATTAATTATTGTTATGATAATTTAAATTATATTTTTACAAATCCAACAGATATTCACGTAGCTGATTCAGTTTTACATATTTTTGAGACTAGAGAAAATATAGAAAACTTTAATAAAAAAGCTCTTTATATTTTTATTAGAGAACGTACGGGTTTAGAAACTACTAATATTACACGGGTAATTAAAACACTCAAACAAATTTACGTTGATAACTTTAAAGAATATGAACAATCTAATTTCGTAAAATTGCCGTTTTAATATTTATTATTAAAGGATTTTACGTTATGGATAGAAATGATGAATTATTTAAAGGAACAACCTTTGCAGATTTGATGTCTGATGTCTATCATAATTCTAAAAAGAAAGATAGACAAATTAATCAACTTATTGCTCAGTTACAGCCATTAATAAAAAATGCATCAGATGCAACAATCATTGTTCCATTAATCAAGGAATATTTAGATGTTGCAGTTAAAAATGATGATCATCTTGTTAAATTAACGGCAATCGTTCAACGTTATATTTCAACTAAACAAACTATTACTGGAGCGGATAGTTTATTAAGCGATGAAGAAAAACAACAATTACTTCGTGTTGCAGAACAAACACTTTCTGACGAGTTGTCTGATGAATTAGATGTTTTTGATAAAGAAGATGTAGCATTAAATGAACGCATTCGACAAACTAAAGAAAAATTAGATCAAACAAAGGATTTAAATGTCTAAGCGAATTGAATGGGATGTTGCTGAAGTATTAGAATATGATTATACATACCAATGGATTCCAGAAACGGAACCAGATTCTACTACTAATAAACTTTTTGCATTAAAAGTAAGATCATGTAGTTCATATTTTAATGATAGAACATATATTGCTAAGCCAGCAAATATAAACATGAAACAAATTCCATTAATTGGCGAATTTGTTTTAATTTATAAAACATTTAATCAAGAATCTACAACTAATAGATGGAGAGAAGCTTGGTATTATGTTTCATCTATTGATATTCAATCTTCAATGAATGAAAACATGTTGCCTGGATTATCTAATAGTGCAAATCAAGAAGAAATTGATAATGTAAAACCAGGTAAAACATTTACGAAACAGTCAATATCTCCATTACAGCCATATGAAGGTGATTTTTTAATTGAAGGTCGCTTTGGTAATAGTATTCGATTTGGTAATAGTGTTGATACCAATAATATTCCTGCTGGCTATTATCATAAAAATCCTACGTGGTTTACTCAAAATTTAACATATGATCCTATAATTATATTATCAAATGGACATACTAATTTGTCTGGAAAAGAATTTGTTGTTGAAGATATTGAACGAGATTCATCATCGTTATATTTAACTAGTAATCAACAATTAACTACATTAAAACTATCTAGATCATTAACTGTTAATAATAATTTTGCTGGGTCACAATTTGTTGCAATAGGTGACAGAATTATTTTACGTGCTAAAAAAGATATTGCAGTTATTGATGCTGAACGTGGTATTATTTTAAATACTAATGAAACAGTAAAAATTGGTGCAGATGATGCAAATGAGCCTTTACCGCATGGTACTGTGTTATTACAAATATTAAATAAATTAATAGCTGCAATTCAACTTGGTACTACTGGTGCTGGCGGGCCTGGGGTGCCAATTGGTATCCCGGAATTAACAGAAGCAGCTACACTTATTGCTGAATTAAATAGTAACAAATATTTTATAAAGAAAAATTAATATGGCAGTAGCACCACCGTTTGATCTAATAATTGAAAAAATTCCAACCGCAATTTCTAAAATAGAACGTGTATTCCAAAAAATACAAACGAAAATAACAGACGTTGCATTAGATATTTCAAAAGAATCAGTACAGCTTCCTAATCGTATTAGTTGTTCAGATCCTAGGGTAGTTAGATTAAAAAATTTATTAACTAAATTGTCATTTTATATTCAAGAATTACTTAAATATTTAAGTTGGCTGAATATAGCAACTGCAATATTATCAGTTGTTGCATCTGCCGGTGCTGCATATGTTGCATTTCGTTTGGCAATTCCACAACCGTTGATTGCAGTAGATTCTGAAACTATTAATTTTCAAAAAGAATTATTTGCAACAATAAAATCAGTAATTAAAAAGTTTGCACCAATATTAGCTTTAATTACTGCATCAGTTGCTACATCATCTGTTATCATCGCTCCTGCTATTAATATAATTTCGCAAATTTGTGTTAATGAAGAATTACCAATAAATGCATATACGCAAGCAGCTATTGCACAAATACAACAAACGGCTGTTGAAGTAGAAGGCGTGGCGATTTCCGAATCACGTTTTTATCAAGATGTTAATGTATCAGAAGATGATATACAATCTAGAGCAGATGCCTTACAAGCACTAATTGATCAACAACGTTCATTAACTGATTTATTAGAGGCTCCTAGCACTGTAATATTAGTTGTAGGTCGACCTGATAATTCTATAGGTAAAGCTGGAGATTATGCAATAAATCGACGAGCAAAAATTATATATGGTCCAAAACCATCTGATTCTGAATGGAATGAGGGCATAAACTACTAGTACTAATATTTATTAATAAAGTATCATATGGATTCAAAAACACTTGTAAAAGCACTAAAAGTAGCCGTACGTGAGGTTATAAAAGAAGAATTAACAGAAATTCTTCGCGAAGGATTACAATCTACTATTATGGAAATGAAACAGCCACAGACACAACGACAAGCGCCGGCTACGCCTGCAGCACCGAAACGTAAGACGGTGCAATTCTCCGAAAATCGTTGGGCTTCGGTTTTAAATGAAACAGAACCTATTGTAGAGCAAGGTCCAAATGTAATGAATAGTTTTGCTGATATAATGAATGAGGGTATGGATGAAATTCGAATGACATCTAAAGATGCTGTTAATTTTGGTATGATGCGTCAATCTATGAAAGAATCTTTAGGAATGGCACCTGCAGCACCTAAAATAATGGAAGATCCAGAAACTGGTAAAACATTTGAAGTTCCTGTTGAAGTTCAACAAGCCATGACACGTGATTATTCTTCATTAATGAACGCAATGAATAAGAAAAAAGGTATATAAGGATAATATGGCATATAAACTCATATCAGTTGAAAATCAAACAACAAAAAATGTAGCTTTAGGTATTTCATATCAAGCTAATAATGGAGTTTTTACGCCAGTATATACAACTAATGCACAAGCTATTTTAAATTTAAAAACATTATTATTAACGCGCGTTGGTGAACGATATGGATTTCCAGAGTATGGAACATTTTTATTAAATGTAATTTTTCAGCCAATAACTAATGATATCAAAAAGCAAATTGAGGATTTTATTATACCTCAGGTAAATAAATTTTTATCATATATAACAATTGAACGTATTGATGTTGTTACATTAGAAGATGATCCTACATTAGATCATCTAGTTACTGTAACAATAAATTTTACAATCGATAATATTAATACTAGTAGTCTACAAATTTCTGCAAATGAAGATGGCACATTATTAGTTAATGAACTTTAAGGATTATAATGGAAACTAAAAAAGATGTTTCATATTTAGGTAAAGATTTTAGTCAATTTAAAAAAAATTTAATTGACTTTAGCAAACAATACTTTCCGTCAACATATACTGATTTTAATGAATCTTCTCCTGGAAGTTTGTTTATAGAAATGGCAGCATATGTTGGAGATGTATTATCATTTTATGCTGATACTAATTTAAAAGAATCATTATTAGAACAAGCATCAGAACGTAGTAATATATATGATATTGCTCGAGCATTAGGATATAGACCATTAAATGTAGTTCCAGCACATGTTACATTAGATATATTTCAAATTGTTCCAGCAATCGGCTCGGGCGCATCAATAAGACCGGATTTTAATTATGCACTATCTATTAAGCCTGGTATGCGAATAAAACAAGCAGCTGGCACTTCAATTTTTAGAACATTAGATAGTATAGATTTTGGATTCTCTTCATCTTTTAACCCCACTGAAATAACAGTATATGAAAGTGATCCTAGCACATTACAACCTACATATTATTTATTAAAGAAACAAGCGCCGGCAGTATCTGGAGATGTAAAAACAGCAACATTTACATTTAATGCGCCAGTAGCATATGATAAAATAGTTTTACCAGAAACAAATATAATAGAAATTATTTCAGTAACAGAATCAGATGGTGACAACTGGTATGAAGTTCCGTATTTAGCACAAGATACAATTTTCGAATCTATACCTAATTTAGCAGAGAATGATCCGGATTTATCGATATATCGATCATCGTCTCCTAGTTTATTAAAATTAAAAAAGACAGCTAAACGTTTTATAACTCGTTTAAGAAGTGATAATCGTTTAGAATTGCAATTCGGAGCAGGTATATCAGATAATAATGATGAAGAATTAGTTCCAAATCCAACCAATGTAGGAAATGGATTGTCAGCTTTACGTAGATCGGTTGATGTTAATATCGATCCATCGAATTTTTTATATACTAGAACTTATGGTCAAGCTCCATCGAATACTACATTAACTATTACATATACTGTCGGTAATGGTATTGCTGATAATGTTCCTGCAAATGTACTAAATTCTATAGATTTTATTGAATATGATGAAGATGTTAATTCTATAGCTGCAATAGGCATTGTAAATTTTGTTAAAAATACAGTAGCTGTAACAAATTCAGCTCCAGCAACGGGTGCTAAAACAGCTGATAGTTTACAAGATATTAAAAATAATGCTATGGCAAGTTTTGCTACTCAAAATAGATTAGTTACTAGAGATGATTATATTATACGAGCATATTCAATGCCAGCTAAGTATGGTAGTATTGCTAAAGCATATATCGTCCCTGATGATCAAATTGCACAATCAGATTATCAAGGAACTCGTATACCAAATCCATTGGCTATGAATTTATATGTTTTAGGTTTCAATCAATCTAAACAATTGGTTGAATTAAATGATGCAGTTAAAAATAATTTGCAAACGTATTTAGATTATTATAGAATTTTAACTGATGCTGTAAATATTAAGGATGCATTTGTTATTAACATAGGTTTAGATTTTGAAATATCAGTATTATCAAACTATAACAGTAATGAAGTTTTATTAAATTGTATCGACGCACTTAAACAATTTTTTGATATAGATCGTTGGCAAATAAATCAACCAATTGTGTTATCTGATATATTTAATGTATTGGTTAATACTAAAGGTGTTCAATCTGTAGTTAATGTTAATTTTAAAAATTTGTATGATTCAGATCAAGGATATTCTGGAAATGTATATGATTTAAATGCAGCTACTAAAAATAATGTAATTTATCCTTCATTAGATCCTAGTATCTTCGAAGTTAAATTTTTAAATAAAGACATTCGGGGACGTGTTGTAAATTATTAAGGAAATAGATGTTTAGAATATTTTATGCAGAAAAAGATGCAACTTTATATGAATCATATCCAACGCAAAATACTGGATTAGATGAAATATTAGAAATTGGAAAACGATTAAATGATGATGGGGACGTATTATTAAAATCTAGAAGCGTTCTTAAATTTGATATGTCTGAAATTTCATCATCATTATCAAAATATGGAAAAACAGTTAATGATTGCAAGTTTATTATGCAGTTATTTACATCGGATGCAAAATCATTGCCAGCGTCATATACCGTTACTGCAAAAATGATTGGTGAAGAATGGAACAATGGCACTGGCTATTTATCTACTCTAACTAGTAATGGTGTTACATGGGATGGCCCTACATCTGGGTCAAGTTGGATATCAGGAAGTCAAAAAATAGAAATTGGTACAAGTGATTTATATATTTCAGGATCAGGAAAAGGCGGAAATTATCTTTATTATTCAGGTTCAAATATTGCACCGGTGCTACAAGTTTCTGAATCATTCTCTTATAGAACTAGCGATGTTAATTTAAATGTAACATCTCCTTTAAAGATTTGGTTAAGTGGTAGTAATAATCAATCAATTCCAAATTATGGTTTTTTAATACAAATGTCCGATTCAAACGAGATAGATAATAATATACAAGGATATGTAAGATTTTTTAGTAGAGATACTCATACTATATACGTTCCTAAATTAATCATGTATTGGGATGATACTACATATAGTACAGGCTCACTATCAGAAATTGATTTAGAATCATATAGTATATACACATCAATTAAACCAATATATAAAGACACGGAGATTGCAAAAATTAGAATATATAGTAGAGACAAATATCCTAGAAAATCACCAACAAATGTATTTCCATATGAAACCGTGAAAGTATTACCAGACACTACTTATTATTCAGTTGTTGATGCAGCTACAGATGAAGTCATTATTCCATTTGACAATATTTATACTAAAGTAAGTTGCGATAGTACTAGTAATTTCATTTATTTAGATTTTAATGGTTTAATGCCAGAACGATCATATCGTTTACAATTGAAAATCGTAGATGGATTTATAGAACAATATATCGATGACCAAATATATTTCAAAGTAGTTAGATAATGGCAAAACAACAAAATATACCAGTTGATTCTTTAACAAATGAAGTAAATGCTAAGTATCAAAAAAATGGCTTAACATATATTTCAAATATTCCAACTGTTAATGTACGAGATGAAGCTGGCAACATTAGATTTGTTGAAGATCAAAAAAATCCGTTAGTTATAATAGAACCAGTATCTACAAATATAACAACAAAATCTATAATAAAAGTATTAAATACGCAGTTTAATTATTTTAAATTCCCAGCTCGAACTACAGTTGTAGAAGAAGATGCATTAGATATCGATTTAGATGTTGCAATTTTAGATTTAGAACAAGATCCTATTTTTGCAAGATATAAACCATCTGAAAATCGTAAGATAATTGCAATTGCAGCTCCTACATATTCTGGTATATTATTAGATGTTGTAGAAGATGGTCAATTTCAACGACAACCTAATGGTTATTATATAACTAGAGAAGTAAAACAATCTGGAAAAGATTTAAGATTTCGTGTGCAGATACTTCATTCATTTACATCATTAGATAATTCATTAACTGCGTCTGTAGCAGCATTTAGTATAATAAAGAATTCCGGCGCTCAAGTTATACGAAACTATATAGCGCCATTTTATGCGAATGATTCTAGTAGTTCTGGAACTGGCGCTGTTACAGAAGGTGAACATGTTACTGAAATAGATGTTGTAATTCTAAATTCAGAATTTGAACAAGGTGATATATTTTCGGTAGGTGCTAGAGCTGATCATAATAATGCAAATAATTATCATACAATTGTTGCAGATAGAACGGTCTTGTCAGTAACAGATGCATCACTTAATGTTGATACATTTAATAATGAAATAGAATAATGTTAAATCAATATAAAAATATCGAAGAAATTAAAACGGCTAAAGGAGCTGTTTCTGCAGATCGTATTAATCGTACGAAAAAAGAATTTTTATCATATGATTTACAACAAACATATTTTTCTAACAAAGACATTTTAAATGTAACAAATGATTCTAGACTAGAACTACATGTTTATTCGGGTGACAATTGGATTACTGGTAATCATAAAATTTCATTTCGAACTAAAATACCGAAGTTTAGAGATCAAAAAAATAATTTAATTAATATTGATTCTGGGATTGGTATTGATTTATACAGTCAATTACAATCATTAAAATTAACTAGTGGTAAATTTAAATTTGCTGTTAACTTTTTTAAAAATTTAATTGGAAGTTATGAACATCAACACTTAAGAATTGACGAAATTTCACCGGATCGTACGGAGATTAGATTACGTGCAATCGATGATCAAGACCCAGAATTTTTACAACAAATAACAAAATATATTCAAACTGTAGATCAAACTGGATCTATAACGTATAAAACGTATTTATTAAATTTTAGCCGCAATCAAACTATATTATTTGTTAATAGTGTAGTTATAGGTGAGTATTTATATGTAAAACTTCATGAGCCATTACCGGAACAATATCAAGTAGATTTTAAATGTTGGGTAGTTGAAGAACAAAAACAACCATATATTGATAATGTTTCGATTCTATCAAAAGTTGTAACAAAACAATTTAATACATTATCTGGTCCAAATTGGCAAGCAAATTATTCGTTTGATACTTCAGCTGAAACGGAATTAAAAACATGGACAGATTTATTAGGTTCGTCTATACAAACTTCACAACAAATTGTTGATTCATATTTTTCTGGAAGTTTAGGAACAGTAAAATTAAATATAGATTATTCAGATTTTAATAATTTTATTTTTTATAGTTCAGCGACAGAACGATTGTCTAATTTTAGATATAAATTAGAATTAATTGAATATTATACTTCACAAAGTAATTACATATCTACATTATCTGGGTCTGTTCCTACAACTAATGCAGAAGATTTTACCTCATTAAAAACTACTTTAATTGGAGGATTTGATTCATTTGAACAATATTTGTATTATCAATCGTCTTCTATTTTAACAACAAATAATATACCTTCGATATCGGCGACAGTGCTAGATTTAACTGGTAGTTATATTACGCCAGTGCCGAAAATTAATACTAGTAAACCATATATAACATATTCAGTTAATAGTGTAGAATTTAAAGATTGGTACGATTCATTATATGTTACTGCATCGCAATATGATTCGTTGAATTATAATTCATTATTAAATACAATTCCAGAATATATTAGATTTGATTCATCGAATGAAAATCTATTGATATTCACTAACATGTTAGGTCAACATTATGATATAATATATTCATATATTCATAATATGACAAAAATTAACAGTCGAGAAGAAAATCCTAAACTCGGTATGCCAAATGAATTATTATATTCTGTAGCAAAACAGTTTGGCTGGAATTTAACTAATGGACAACAATCTAGCGATCTTTGGGAATATGTATTAGGAACTAACGAAGCTGGCATACCTTATACAGGTTCATTATCAGTAGGCGATCCTGCGATATCGAAACAAGATATGACATATACAGTATGGCGTCGTATTGTCAATAATATTCCAATGCTTTTGAAAAGTAAAGGAACTAAGAGAAGTATATACGCTTTGTTAGCCTGTTATGGAATTCCGAAATCATTCCTTACTATAAAAGAATATGGCGGTCCTAGAATTGATAGAGCGCCTGTATATGAAAAATTAAATTTTGATTATGCATTAGATTTGAGTGGTAGTTCGTCTGGCACAGTTTCTGTTAATTATTCGCAATCTCTACAAACGATAGAGATGCGTTTTAGAACCGTAGATGTATTAAAATATCCAACGTTACCTAGTACAATGAATTTATATACAATTGGCTCTAACGCAGTTACAATTGATTTTAGTAGCGGTACTATGGGTAGTATACAAATTAATGGTACTAGTTCTGCAGATTTTGAGATATTTAATGGAGATTGGATTACAACTACTTTACGTGCCCGAGGTACGAATCTAGATATAATTGCCAAAAAATCTAAATATGGTAAAATTGTTACAACTGTATCTGCGTCAGCAACGGGATCAATACCTTATTCCAATACATTAACAATTGGAAGTACGTCGACGGGAGCTAGTAGATTAATTGGACAAATTCAAGAACTTCGTTTTTGGTCGTCTAGTTTGCAAGATTCAGTTATAAATAATCACACAAAAGCACCAGGTGCATATGATGGTAATTCTGATACATATTCCGAATTAATTTTTAGATTGCCATTAAATCAAAATATAAATCATTCATTAACATCTAGTATGCAAGGTGTACAACCAGCACCTTCTGAAATTTCAGCATCATTTATAGGCTGGTCTTTAGCAACGCCATATGATTCAATTGAAGAAACATATTATTATGATGCGCCTTCGATCGGTGGAGGAACATATGATGATAATAAAATACGATTAGAATCAAATGAATTGGTTGGAACATTAGATGTTAAATCTAGAGCAGAACGTAGTCAATTTGATAAAGCTCCTTTAGATAGTAATCGTTTAGGTGTATATTTTTCTCCACAGACCATGATTGATGAAGATATAATTGCACATTTAGGTTTTGAAGATTATGACGATTATATAGGCGATCCTGGATCGGTAAATACTAAATCATATCCAGATTTAATTAGAGTTGCACAATCATATTGGAAAAAATATCAAAATAAAAATGATATTAATTCATATATTAATATGTTTACGTTGTTTGATTTATCATTTTTTAAACAATTGGAACAATTATTACCGGCAAGAGCTGATAAAATTACTGGTATTTTAATACAACCGAATTTATTAGAACGAAGTAAAGATATAATTTTACCGGTAATTAATAGATTTATTTCTAATTACGATGCTGTGATTTATCAGATATCTCCTACAGCTAGTTCTGAATATATATTTTTAAACGCTAATGTAGATGGAAATATTTTATCTGTATCAGGTGAAGATGATAATCAGTGGCAAGCATATTTAACGGCATCTACAGCTGAAAAATATGATAGTATGCCATACTCATATGAATACATAATACGTTCTGGTAGTACCTGGATTACGGCATCATCGCCATATTGGTTAAGTGATGTACTTCAACCGATATATATAAATTCAATTCCGTCTACAACTAAATTAATAGATGGAACGCAAACTTATACCACAGCATCGGGCGGATCTGGTATCACTGCTACATATGGAACAGGAACATATGGAACAAGTACATATTATTCTGATCCAGTAGGTGCCGGTTGGTCTGGAACATTAGCAGATGTACAAGATTATTTGCCAACTGGTATACGTAATCAAAGATATGCTGGATGTAAATTAACTTCGCCAGCATTTAATATTAGTTCACCACAAACAATAGACGGCGGCCCGGTTGTTGAATGGAGAACATCAAATCCAAATCAGTTAATATATCAACAATATAATAACCAAGGAAGTTTTGTTTTACAATAACACCAAAAATACATAATATGTATATTTATATTAAATAAGGCAAAAAAATTATGGGATATTTAGATAATTCTAGTGTTACAGTTGACGCAATTTTAACATTAAAGGGACGTGAACTTTTAGCTAAAGGTGGTAATGCATTTAACATTACACAATTTGCAGTAGGTGATGATGAAATTGATTATTCGTTATGGAATCCAGATCATCCACTAGGAACTGCATATTATGGTGTTATTATAGAAAACATGCCAGTAACTGAAGCAATTCCGGATGAAACTCAAGCATTAAAATATAAATTAGTAACATTACCAAAACAAACAACTAATATTCCTGTTGTTAATGTTGGCAATACTTCTATTATATTAGCCGCTCCGGGAGATAGTTCGATTATTTCGCCAAATACAAGTAATTTCCAAGGCGGTAACTCTACATTAGGATATACAGCAATTCTTTCTGATTCAACAGTTGCAGACATACAAGTTACTAGAGCATTACAAAATTCAGTTCTTCCGACTACACCTCGTTTCGTTGGCGATAATGAAGATGCACAAAGTGTAGCAGTAGCAGGATTTGAATTCCGTATTATTGGAAAAACTCAAATGCTTGAAGATAAAACTGCAACAATTACAATAATCGGAAATGAAACAGGTGGAAGCGTTACAATTAACTTAACCGTTAAGCGTGTAACAACTGCAACAGTTAATAGTGCAACTGCATAAAAAAGGTAAACATGCAAATGAAAAATTTCATTAAAACATTAAAACAACAACCTAGACATGGGGGTGTACCATCAAATTTATTAGCTGCGGTTGGCCAAGCTAATCAAGCTACTAGAACACCAATTACACCAACGCCAGCACCTGCTGCAGCTGGCACGTCTGCAGCTTCTACTGCGGTAATTAACGAACAAGTAAGAAATTTAGCTCAACAATTGGCTAATCAAATTATTGCAGAACGAGATCAATCACAGATATTAGCAAGAAATGGTCGTGTATTTACAAAGTTTGATCCAGTAAATGATATTATATCAAATCAAACAGAAGTTGTTACTGCAGGTTTATGGAGTGACAATTTAGCAAGTTTAACGACATATTTTACAGCATCAACTCAAACAACGACACAACGAAGATATTATGTTGATGTTTATCAAGAAACGCCTAGTGCAGAAGGTTCAGCTGTACAATTTTCATTAGCATTCGGGCACGCACTAGGAAGTGGTTCAGATTCACAAGGACAATTAAATGACTCTGCTGCAAAAGCAATTTATTCTCAATACAAACAATTATTATTGAATCCGTCAGATACTAGATTTACAACAGCCGGATCTGGAAGTACTGATTATATTTATGTAGTTAATTTTAAACGAGATAGAGTTAAAGAACGATTAGATGCGGGTAATTGGGAATTGCCATTAGTTTCAATTGCATCTCACGCTGTAAATGCAACGGGATCGGTTGTTACAGGTAGTGGCATTATACAATTGATTGATGATTCTTCAATTTCAACTGCAACAGTAGGAGATTCAGGAAAAATTTATAATATAGTGTCTGGTTCTATAGGCGCCGGCGTTTATAATCCAAGTGCTCCAGTTTATTATGGATTAGCATATCCAGACTTCGGAACGTTGATTTTAGATGGTAAAATGTTAGATCAACAATTGAATTTTGATACAAATGTAAGTTCTAGTTCGGAAGGTAATAATCATTTTATTTTATTTCATTCAATATCAGGATCGGCAGTTTTTACAGATCCTGCAACATCTGATCCGTTTGGATTTCAAGCACGTAATTCTGAAAAAGTAACAAGTACGCATTATTTTGTAAGAATTAAAAATGCTGAATATAATTTTTCAAATAATCCTTCTTACGTAACTGGTTCAGTGGGACAAATTTCACAAACAACATTTGTTGGTGATCCTAAAACATATATTACTACAGTTGGTTTATATAATGACAGTCAAGAATTATTAGCTGTTGCTAAATTATCACAACCATTATTGAAATCATTTCAACGTGAATCATTAATACGTGTTAAATTAGATTTTTAGATTTTAAAATAACGTATATTTAAACCCTGTTATATTTATATTAAATGTAGCAGGGTTTATACTATCATGTCTCTAATTAATATAGAAAATTCAAATCAATCGCCATATGATGGAGCATACCCATCTGTATTTAAAAAAATAGATATTTCAGATGTACGAGTAAATTCATTTCAATCTTATAAGAAATGGACATTATTATCTGGCAGTCTTACTAGTAGTGCATTACCGTTGCAAGGTATATATTCATCTATATTGCCAGCATTAGGATCTGAATTAACATATAATGATGCTAGTAATATTAATGGTAGTTTACAATCAGTAACATATTATTCTATTAATCATTTTTATTATAAAAATAAAAAAGAACCATTAAAAACTTTTGGACCGACCGATTTAACTAAAACTTCAAAATTTTTATATCAATCAGCTTCTATATTATCTATTCCACAAAATAAAATTGGAGAAGGTATTAAAGCTGCATCATTTTCATTTACGTCATCAGTATCTGGGTCATATGCATCGGATAGATATGGTAATATATACGATATTAATATTTTACCATCATCAATTATATCCGGTGTTAAATTTTATGAAGGATTTAATGAATATTTTGACATTAATAGAATTGAATTTAATAAATGGGCAAATATAACATTTGAACCTGGTATTACTACAACAAACGGTAGACAACTTCCTATAGGATTATCAAGTAAATTTTCGGGCACGGGATATATTGAAACGTCATTAGATGGTTATTATAATAGAAATAATGATTATGCAATTTCATTTTTTATAACGGCATCTAATTCAACTGCAGATAATCAATTAATAATTGCAAAAGCAAGTTCATCAGTTGATCCAGTTTTTCCGTTTAAAGTTGAATTAAATTCTAACGATCAGATATTATTTACAGTAGGCGGCTCAACATCATTTACTACATTTATAAGTTCGTCAACAAATGTAACAAGTTCATGGAATCATATTTTATGTCAAAAATCTGGTAGTTATATTCAATTATATGTTAATGGTACTTTAGAATCACAAGCAACAAGTACATTGCTGTATGACCCGATGTCACCATTTAGTGCTTCAGCACGTATTGATAATGTACACCCACTTAAAATAGGGGGCTATGATGCTAGTAGTTACAATCTAACAGGCTATTTAGATGAAATTAGAGTCTTTAATAAGTCACTTACAACATCGCAGATAAGTGCGTTAAACGACCGAACTGAGGGTGGTACTGTTTTACAAACTAGAAATGTAGGTAATGTTTTTAGTAAACAAGGCATTATTGTATTTTCTAGTCCAGATTATAGAATACATGATATTTTAAAAACCCCGTATACTGCATCATATCGTAGTACTGTTAGTATTCATGAATTAAGCATATTATCAAAAATTGATGCCGGCGATTTTAATATGTCAACAAATATTACATTAACACAAGATAATGATCAAACATATTATTCATTTGTATCCGGTAGTGATTTTTCTCCATATATTACTACGATTGGTTTATATAACGATTTCGGACAATTGTTAGCAGTTGCAAAATTAGCACAACCGATTAAAAAACGTAGCGATGTTGATATGAACTTTTTAATACGTTTAGATTTGGACAATAATATTGTATTTAAAGGATAATGATGATACGATTAAAACAACTTCTTCGCGAAATGTCTGAAAAAGATTTAGATCGTTGTTTAGATAAAATACGAAACAAACAATTTCGTTTTATAGCAGCAGGCGACAATGGCAGAGTTTACGAAATTGATGGAGAAGATAAAACATTTAAAATCACTAAAGAACAAGATGAATATGAAGTTGCAGATATTATTGTAAATCGCTATAATGAATTTACAACATTTATTCCAGTATATTATGTTGACGGTAAAAACATGTATATAATGGCGAATGCTTCAGAATTACCAATACGCATTAAAAAATCAATTGATATGTTTATGCAAGATTTTGTTTTGTTTGCTCGCGACGAAGGCGGCGAAGTTTCTATATTTGATTTTATTTCCGAAACTGATAGTTTAGATCCGATACTAGATAATTTTTTAAATGCATTATATGAAGATGTTAAAAAGTTAAATATTCCGGAATTTGATTTAGATATTGATTTTCGTTCAGAAAACATCATGATGTGGAATGGTAAAATGGTAATGGTTGATTGGTGATACATATTTATATAATATATTAGGTTAAAACATGAAAAAAGATATTTTAGAACATATAATTGAAAATGTTTTATTAGAACGTGTACGTAAAGCAATTGCTGTAAATGCATCTAAAAAAGAAGTAGAACAAGCAAAAGCAGGTGGAGCTGTGGCAGTTGCTACTGTAAAAATCAAGGGTAAAGGATCATTTAATGAAATTACAAGTAATATATTTAGTGCAATTTCAGCGACACCGCAAGTAGGTATTAGATCGAAATATGCTTATGGTTTAGGCCCAGATTATTATGTATATGTATATGCAAAGCCGTTAATAAATGTTCGTAAACAAAGAATTCCAGTCTGGATTTATAAATTTACTAAACCATTTAAAATACAAGGTAATGTATCCTCAGTTGAATATGAAATATATACAGGCCTATTTGATTTAGGTGAGTCGCCAATGATGTCGAAAACAACATTTGAAGAAGTATTAAAAAAGCAAGATATGTGGGAACAAGAGGCAATAAAATTGCAGCAGCTTCAAGCACAAGAAGAAACAGAAGAAGATGAAAAGATTAATACAGCTAATGCAGCACTAGCTAAACGACAAGAATGGTTAGATCAAAATGACACCGAAAATGTAACTTTTCCATATGCTTGGCATACGTATGATTTAGCTAAAAATCAACAATTATATAATGTATATAAAGAAACTATCTTAGATAATGTACCGTATTTATATTTTTATGAAAAACAAAATGATATATTTTTCGTTATGAAACGTATTGATCAATTTTTGCCAACAATTATAAAAGAACAATTGAAACCTAATTTTTCCGGTGTTGAATGGCAAAAATTATGGGATCAAATTGATATATCAACAGTTACACCAGAAGAAAATACTAAATTACAAGCAATTTATCAAAAAGAAAAATAATTAGTTATGCGAAAAAATCATTTTCATAGTTCTGGAAATTCTAAACGAGCTAACGCATTAAAACATGGTTACAAATCTGGCTTAGAATTATCTGTGTCAATGCAAATAAATCAAACAGATTATCCTTTAAATTATGAGACGGAAACACTAAAATATGTAGTACCAGAACGCAAAGCAAAATATACTCCAGATTTTGTATTTATAAAACAGAATAGTGAAATTATGTACATTGAAACGAAAGGCCGTTGGACTACGATTGATCGAACTAAGATGAAACATGTTTTAGCATCAAATCCTGGAATTGATATTAGAATGGTATTTCAGAATCCGGGGCAAAAAATTACAAAGGGTTCGCCAACTACATATGAAGCATATGCTAAAAAATTAGGTATTCAACATGTTGCAAAGAAAGATATTCCAAGTGAATGGCTTGAAGAATGTTTGAAAAAAGGCGAAGAACCAAAAAAAGTTATAAAATTCTTTTGATTTACGAAAAATTTTTAATATATTGTTCATGTATTAATGAAATTTATTTTATTAATAGATTGATGAATTTATTGAATCGATCGTTAAGCCAGGAATGTAATGTATGTGCTTAACTAATATTAATTTATTATATTAATTGGAATCCTTACAGAATTTTATTATTATTTAAATAATGAAGAATCTTAAGTTATTGCAATTACTCGAATCAGTATTAGGTAAAGGAAAATCTACTTCTGGTAATAATATTGCATTCTTCTCCCCATTTACTTCACATTACAAGCCGAAATTAGAAATTGATATCAATACAACACATTCCGGCGAAAATGCTTGGCACTGTTGGATATCTGATAAAAAAGGTCGATCTATTTCTAGTTTGTTTAAGCAAATGAACTTGCCTAAACAATATCATGAACAATTAGAACGCATTGTGCAATCATCTCGTTATCGAACTCAAGAAGAAACAAAACGAGAAAATGCTAGTATACAATTGCCGCAAGATTATATTCCATTATGGAAACCAAAGAAAACTCCTGATTATAGAAATGCAATTTCATATTTAAAAAATCGAGGAGTAACAATGTTTGATATTTTAAAGTATCGAATTGGTTATTGTGAAAACGGAGAATATTCTGGTAAAATAATCATACCAAGTTATGACGATGCGGGACAATTAAATTATTTTGTTAGCCGAGCTTTTTATAAGGCGGATAAACAAAAACATAAGAATCCTAAAATTTCAAAAGATATTATTGGTTTTGATTTAACTATCAATTGGAATGAACCGATTATTCTTTGTGAAGGTGCTTTTGATGCAATTGCAATAAAACGCAATGCTATTCCATTATTTGGAAAAATCATTCAACCAGCTTTACAAAAAAAGATTATAGAAAAACGAGTACGAGACATTTACATTTGTTTAGATGCCGATGCATTAAAGAATGCAATTCAAATTGCAGAACGATTCATGGCAGAAGGATTAAATGTACATTTCGTAGAATTACAGGATGCAGATGCATCTGAATTAGGATTCGAACGTATTCGCGAAATATTAAATGATACAGATATTTTAACTTTTGAGGGCATAATGCAACTCAAAATGGGCATGTTATGGACATAAGACACATAGACACTAGTATTGAAAAAATTGACAAAATATTCCACATTTCAGATGTGCATATTCGTACATTGAAACGACATAAAGAATATCGTCAAGTATTTGAAAATTTATTCAATTACATTGAAACTCACGCAACTGAAAATAGTGTTGCAGTAGTTACCGGAGATATCGTTCATAGCAAATTAGATATGTCACCGGAGCTAGTTCAAATGCTTGTAGATTTTTTCAATGGATTTACAATTCCTACTGTTGTTATTTTAGGTAATCATGATATGAACCTAAATAATATGCACCGTGTAGATGCAGTCTCGCCTGTCTTAGATGTTATCAAGAATCCTAATATACATTTTATTAAAGAAAATGGTTTATTTGAATTAGGCGGTGCTACATGGAATCATATGGCGGTTGATAAGACACCTGCAGATTATATTCGTGCAAAAGATTTTGATGCTACATATAAAATTGCAATGCACCATGGTGCAGTAAATACTGCTAAAACAGATATTGGTTATCAAATATCAAATGAACATGTTGGCGTCGATTTGTTCGAAGGACACGACATTACATTATTAGGAGATATTCATAAACCAGCACAATTTTTAGATGCCGAAAAACGAATTGCATATCCTGGTTCATTGATTCAACAAAATCATGGCGAAGCATTGATACATGGGATATTAGTTTGGGATCTAGAACGATGCACTGCAGATTTTGCTGAAATTGAAAATGAATATGGGTATGTGACAATTGAAACGCAAGGTGCTTCAATTGTCAATGCTCCAGCACGTATGCCACAACGTCCTAGGATTCGTATTAAATTTAATGATACTTCTGCGGCAGATATGAAAAAACTTATTGCATCGTTACGCAAAAAGTATTCTGTAGAAGACATTACAATTCAAAGAACAATTGGTAGTGCAGCAACTGCAGCTTCTTCATCATTAGCAATAGGCAATGTACGAGATGTTGAATATCAAAATACATTGTTAACAGAATTCATTGATAATCATTTTCCACAAGCAACGCCAGCTGAAATCGATGCAATTCGTCATATTAATAGAACTATCAATTCAAAACTACCTGCAGTAGAATCAGTTCGACACACAACATGGCATCCTATATCTTTTGAATTTGATAACATGTTTTCATATGGCGAAGGTAATATTTTAAATTTTGAAAATCTGCAAGATGTATGTGGTTTATTTGCCGCAAATACATCTGGTAAGTCTTCATTGCTTGATGCAATTACTTATACTATTTTCGATAAATGTAGTAAAACAGGTAAAGCAAATGAAGTATTAAACAATAAAAAAACATGGTTCCGAGGCACATTTAAATTTGAAATGAATGGCACGGTATATACTATTGAAAGACGTGGCACTCAAAATAAGAAAAAAGAAACACACGTTAAAGTAGATGTTGATTTTTATACTGAATCAGAAAATTTAAATGGAGAAGAGCGTAGTGAGACAAATAAAAATATTCGTCGTTACTTAGGTACATATGATGATTTTATTTTAACTGCATTTTCGTTGCAAGCTGACAACAATAATTTTATTGAAAAGTCTCAACGAGAAAGAAAAGACTTGCTATCGCAATTTTTAGATATTACAGTATTTGAACAACTTTACCAACTTGCTGCAGATGAAATTAAAGAAACTGCAGGTAAATTGAAAGAATACAAGAAAACGGACTTTGCACAAATTATAATAGAAGCTGATGCTATTATAAATGAAAACCATGATACTATTCAATCATTAGAAACTGAAGAAGATAAATTGCAAGAATATAGAAATGACTTACAAAATCGAATCGTTGAACTTATTGAATCTAAACTTCCAACTACATATGATGGTCCAGATATTAAAATATTAGAACAACAAGAAACTGTATTAGTTGATAAAATTGAAACGTTACAATCTGATATTGAAACGGCAGAACAAACAATTTTTGAATTGAAGCAACAAAATGCTTCACAAAAGTCTCTTATTCAATCTCAATACAATTTAACAGAAATACAAACAAATATTGAAACGCATAAAAAACTAATTGAACAGCATAATGATATTAATGCGCGCATAAAAGAACAACAAGGAATAATTGATGCAAAAGAACGAAAAATTAAGCATCTTGAATCTCATGAATATGATCCGAACTGCAAATACTGTACATCTAACGTTTTTGTGCAAGATGCAATCGAAGCCCAGGATACGATTGATCAAGATAGAGCAATATTAACAGAATTAGAACGACAGTTTGATGAATTAGAAACAGAAATAGAATTAGTTTCAATATATCAAGTTCAATATGATGAATTAACACAATATTCTCAGACTATTAAATCAACAGCAACTAATATTGAACGAAAAGAACTTCAACTACAACTTGCAGAATCTGAATTACAAACTCGAGAATCTGAATTAGAAACGGTATTAGAACGACAAGATTTATTTAGAAAAAATGAAACAGCAATCAGCCATAACAAATTAATTGATACTAAAATTACTTTATGTAAAGATGATATTGAAATGTATACGGAAGACATAAAAGAAATTCAATCACAAATTAAATCACTCTTCGGCGCAATTGAAGTTGCAAAAACTAAACGCAGCACAGCAATGACGCAATTAGATTCATATCGTCAACTTGAAACTGAATATAAAGCATATGAATATTATTTAGATGCAGTGAAGCGCGATGGCGTACCTTATGAAATAGTTGCAAAAGCTCTTCCTAAAATTGAATCTGAAATAAATAATGTACTCAATCAAATAGTTGATTTCAATATGGTATTGAATACGGATGGTAAAAATATTAATGGATATATTATTTACGATGAAGATAACTATTGGCCATTAGAATTAACAAGTGGCATGGAACGATTTATTTCATCTTTAGCAATTCGCATAGCACTTATCAATGTATCTGCATTACCTCGTCCAAATTTTATTGCAATTGATGAAGGTTGGGGAAGTTTAGATTCAGAACACATCTCATCAGTAGTAAATTTATTTGATTATTTCAGAACTAAATTTGATTTCTCAATTATTATTTCACACGTTGATTCTATGCGTGATATGGTTGATAATTTAATCGAAGTAAACAAGACAAACGGTTTTAGCCAGATTCATCACTCGTAATATTTATATAAAAGAATATATCGTGCATGAAACGCAAAGAAGCTGTTTATAGAGGTTTAGAGTTTATTGATGTTTATTTTAATGATACATCAGCAACGTCGACGGAATATTTTCAAATATCTGAATTTCCATTACGATTAACTTCAGGAAAAAATCTATTTAAACTTCGAGGACATCCCACGAATTTAAAAGTAGGCGGCGTTTTAAATTTTGAAGTTTTAGATTATAATGGTGTTCCTATATATTCGCAAGTTATTGATTATATTGATGAAGATAAAAGTCGCGTAATTGCAATTTATGTGTATGAAGATACATCTCCTGGTGATTGTACTATTACATTATTAGCAGAAGCATCTACTATTAATGGTTTACCAGTGCCACAAGAATGGCAAGGCCGGGCGAATGTTAAATGGACTAAAACAATACCAGTTAATCCAAATGTTTCAAATACGTCGGAAATTATTTTTGAACAAGAACCTATAGTTACTGTACAAGAATTAATTGGAGTACAATTAGATAGAACATTTCCTGGAGGAGTTCAGTTTCCTACATACTCAACAGGTACTGTAAGATTCTTTTCATATAACAATCAGCCGGCAGTAGAAATACAAGGAGGAACATTTACAAGTGATATGTCTACAGGGACTATTACCGTTACAACTCCGATTAATCCTACGCCTACGCCTAATTACAACATATCTACAACGCCATATGTATCTACGATTAAAAAGATATTAAACCCAACAACGGCTTTATTAGATCGAGAATATACGGTTTTAAGTAGCCAAAGTATATTTCCTCATACATATAATGAATTTGCTAATTCGTCGTTTTCATTAACATATGAAGTAACCCCAACATATGTTGAAACAGAAAATTCTCAATCATTTGCATTTATCGAAGTACAAGGTTTAGAGCCAGCAACTGGCGATGTTTCTAGAGTTAAAGTATTTACTAATAATAACGGTACAGTTGGAACATGGGAATTAGTTAATGATATTGAATTAGAAGAAACAGAAATATTTGTTCCTAGTACATCATCATTATATCCAGATAAATCAATAGGAGTATTTACATCTCAAAGTATTATCGATACATATTGGCAAGGTAAATCATATAATGGAACCCAAATATTAGCTCCTGCAACATTAACATGGACGACTGCTTCTATAGAAAATGGAATGTTAATTACATCTAGTTCACTAAATTTAGATGCAACAAATCAAGTTTTAATAGCACAAATTAAATCTAATTATGCTGGAGTATTTTTAGCAAGTTCTTCTTATAAAGTATCATTAGATGCAATTGGAACATCGATTAGTAATGAACCTGCAAAATTATCTATATATTTATCTGGTAGTAGTTTTGTACAAAATACCACTGATATATTTAATCAAGAATTTTCTACTAAGTTAGGAAAACGGGTAGGAGAAATAACAATTGCAGGAACTCAACAACGTTTTGATGATAAAACATTTAGTTTTGAAGCAGACAATTCCGGCAATGCTACGTTATTATTAGTAGTAGAAGCTGGCCAATGGATAGTATCAGATATACATGTTACATCAGATAATGATGCTGGATATACTCCTAATTACACAAGAATTAAATCTTATATAAATACAACACATAAAATTAACAATCAGATTAATTTTAAAGTTGAATATTACAATGTTAATGGCGAAAAGAGCAAACAAATATCATATGTAAATAACAAAGATTGGCAAGGCGGTAATCGTTATATCGATGGCGATTATTCAATGCTTACTGGTTCATTGTATGTTGCAGATTCATTGAATAGCGGAGTAGCAATTAGTGGATATCCTAATTCTGGATTTGTAAGATCATTAGGATATGAAGGCTTCGATGCAGGATTTCCAGGATTCTTATTATGGTCCGGATCAGCTATGCCAGGCCAAACATCTAAAGGACAACCTTATTCAGGTGTTGGTTTAGAACTTTATGCTAATACTGCAAGTTATTTTAGATATGCAACTTCAGGTTCAGAAATTGATGTTCGAACAGACAAATTCTTTTTTGGAAATCCATTAACAACATTTATAAGTGGTAGTAATGGTTTATTACAAATATCTTCAAGTAACTTTCATTTAAAAGCAAATGGCGATGTAACAGCTAGTAATGCAGATATAGCCGGCGTTGCTCAAGCAAATGTCATTCGACAAAAATCAGTAACAATTACTTCAGCAAATTCAGCATCATATTTACAACCGTTAGGTACCGGTCTTGTTGGAGATCCTTTTCTTTATAATTTACGTTTAGATGGAGCATTAGGCGGACAACAAATACAGCGAGTGATATTTGATGTAGATATACCATTTAGTAGACCTTTAGCAGGATTTTATTTGCCGAATATTACTACAGGGCAATCTGGATTTGTATACATTGAAATAGCAGTAAGTCGATCAGTTCATATTGATGATACAATCGGTGATATGGGAGCTGCAGCAAAATAAAGTATTATATGGGAAGAGTAAAATTACAACAAGGCGGCGTTTATACGATAACTACTCAAGGCAATACTAGCACTACGCCTAGGTCTATGACTGGAACAGAAGAAATTTTTGAAAAAACGTTTTTAGAAGGCATAAATAATACTGGCTCAATGAAAATTGGCAAATATATAGAAACATCAAACCCGACATATACACCAACTACAACTGATACATTTATTGCCGTGAATACAACATCAAATGCAGTAACTGTAGTATTACCGGCTGCAAACATTGCTGGAGTTGGTAGAATTTTTTATATAAAAAAAATCGGCGGCGCAAACACATTAACACTTAATCCATCTGGTACAACACCGATTGATGGAGCTTTAACAAGAGCTACAACAGATGCATCGTCATCGATACAATTATATTCAACTGGCGATACTACAAAAGGATATTATATAATATCTGCATATGGTTCTTGGACATAATATATTTATATAAAACGGAAACACGATGAATAAAATAACAGTTTTATTTCCTGGCGGATTTAAACCTTTAACGGGAGCACATTTAGCATTAGCACAACGCTATGCTCAACATCCCGAAGTGGAACGAGTAATTCTTTTAATTGGTCCAAAAGAACGAGAAGGTATTACTAGAGATAAAACTATTGAATTATTCAATATTTTAAATTCAAATCCTAATGTAGAAATACAACCTACTGAATTTAATTCTCCTATCATGGCTGCATATGAATATTTATTTGCACTGCCGGAAGATGCAATAGGTCGATATGCCATGGCTGCATCAACTAAAGGAGATGATTATGTACGTGCAAAAGATTTTGTTCCTAATGTTGATAAATATATTACAATTGGCGACAAAAAAGGTCGACAAATGCCAGCTGGGATTGATGCAACGGAATTAAGTGTAGACGTCGATCCATTAGCATATAAAAATGGAGAACCTATTTCCGCAACCGTAGTAAGAAATGCATTAGCATCAGACAATTACGAAGCATTTCGAGCATCATATCCAAATAATAATGATGCTGAAGTTAAAAATGCTTGGCAAATACTTAAAGGTGTTCAAGAAGCTGCTACATTTTCTAAAGATTGGTGGACGAATGAATTGCAAGAAGAAATTGAAGAAGTATTTGCAGCTACAATGAATAAAGCTGAAACTCAACGACATAAAAAGAAAATTAATAAACTAAATAAATTTTTAGATCGTCAAGGTGATGAATCATTTGTTTATGATTTTGATGAATTCCCGAAAACAGTGATGGGCGCTGTTTTAACTGAAGGAGGCGCTGCAGGACATATGGCACATCCATATGACGACCATGGATTAACTTTCAATGATATTAAAGAAATTATTTCTCGCGGATTAGAAGGACGTTTAGATATCGAAGCAGCGGTTACTGAAAAGACTGATGGTCAAAACATTCAAGTTACGTGGAAAGACGGACAAATCGGATTTGCTAGAAATAAAGGTACTGTAATTAATCCAATGTCAGTGCAAGAAATTCAAGCAAAATTTGATAATAGAGGCCCTATATCAGATGCATTCGGAGGGGCAGCGGAAGATTTATCTGAAGCATTTAATAAAGTTAATCCAGCTACTCTAAATCAAATATTTAAAAATGGCCGCGTATTTGCTAACATGGAAATTATTTATCCTGCAACTAAAAATGTTATTTCATATGAAGTTGCAGTATTACAATTTCATAATTTAGTTGAATATGATGAACAAGCAAATATTGTTCAAACTGATTTAACTGGGGGTGCTACAGTACAACGCATTATACAAGATGCAAATGCACATCTTCAAAAAACATTTTCATTTATTCCGCCACAACAAATTAAAATGGGTAGAATATCTAATTTTGAAGATCAACAAGCTGCATTTTTTAATGAAGTAGATCAATTACGTAATCGATATAATTTAAAAGATACTGATCGAGTTACTGAATATCATAAAGCATGGTGGAGAGATGTTATTCAATCAAAAGCTAAACAAGTAGGATATGAAATTCCGGAAGATATTTTAACGGCATTAATTTATCGCTGGGGCTTCTTTGATAAATCTGCAAATTTAACTGGACTTAAAAAACAAATAACGAATCCAGAATTTTTAAATTGGGTGTTAGATTTTGATAAAAAAGAATTCAAACAATATTATAAACAAAACATGGAACCGTTTGAAACTATCTTTTTAAGATTAGGCGCGGTGGTTTTAAAAAATGCTACAAATTTCTTAGCAGCAAATCCATCAAAGTCAGTACAAGAAATCAAACAAGAAATGGCACAACTGATTCGAGATTTACAAAACAATCCAAACCCTGATACAATTTCTAAATTAGAACAAGAATTAAAACGCATAGAGCGATTAGGTGGGTTTGATGCAATTGTACCATCAGAAGGTGTAGTATTTACATATGGCGGCAATACATATAAATTAACAGGTGCATTTGCTCCAGTTAATCAGATACTAGGAGTATTGAAATACGCACGTTGATATATTTATATTAAAATTGGATAATAAAATGGCTGAAAAACATAAAAGCAAATATAAAGCACCAAAAGATTTAGAAAAATCACAAAAACCAAAATCTAGAAAAGATCTTAAAGATTACACACTGGATGATAAGGATGGTAAATTAAACCCAAAATCTACTGGTGAAAAGGCATTAGGATTACGTAAAACAGATAAGCCGATGCAAGATGATGGCAAGATGTATCCAAAATATAATGCAGATGATCGTCTTTATAAAGATATTGAAGAAGGCGAATATGATCCTAAGGATGCTGCAAAAAAAATGAAAAAACGTGTTGAAACTGAAAAGAAAGATGTAGAAGCTGTGTTAAAAGATAAAATTGAAAATTTAACATCTGAACAAAAAGAACGTTTAGTTCGAGAATATATACGTAGAAAAATTGCAAAAGTTTTACAAGAAAGTACATTAAACGAACAACCTGCAGACGATGCAGCAGCACCAGAAGACGAAACTGCTGAAACACCGGACGCAGCAGCAACACCAGACGCAGCAGCAACACCTGATACAACTACGCCTACTCCGGACGCCGCTCCAGCTACTGACACTGCAGCAACACCTGACGCTGCTCCAGCTACTGACACTGCAGCAACACCTGACGCAGCAGCACCTGCAACACCAGACGCAGCAGCACCTGCAGCACCTGCTACAACAGCAGCTGCACCTGCAGAAACGCCAACTATTAATATTACTGCTAAAGATTTAGAGCAATTAACACAAGGCGGTACTGTTACAAAAGTAAAAAAATTAAATGGAATTTTAGATAAATTAATGCAAGATAGTGATACTGCAGATGTAAGATCATTTTATCAATTATTAGCTAGGTTATCTATTAAAAAAATGCGATCTGTACAAGCAGAAAAATAAAAAGTTATAATATATGTCTAAAAAGTTACAAAACGTTAAAGCTATTCAACAAATGTTGGACGGCACCCATAAGTTTCAAACTAAAAAAACAATTGGATTTTCTGATGCTAAAGAAACGGCAAAAAAATCTGAACATCGTGAAATAGGAGATGTTTGGGAAGAAACTGATTCTTCTGGTACTGTATATATAGTAGAACAACGCAATGGGTTTCGAATTCGAAAAACAAAAAATTCAGATGTATTTCAATCGATTCGCGAAGAACTACGCGCATTTCCTAATTGTAAAAAAGATGTATGTACATGTAATGGCACACATCCGCTAGATCAAAAAATGCGAGGAATTCATGGAATGTGTTTTGACTGCGTAATTGAGATGGAACATGAAATGAAAAAAGATGGTACATTTGATGAATATGCTCGAAATAAAGTAAAAGAAAATGCATTAGCATGGTTACGTGATGCTGAACGAGATGTTGCACTTTTAAAACAAACATATACTCAAGCATCACAATTTATTACGAATACAGACGGCGAAACGGAATCGTGGGCAGCAAAAATGACCACTGAAGAATTTGAAGAAACTATACAAAAAGAATTCGATAAATTCAAAGAAAATTTTTTAAATAAATTAAATGGAGTTGAAGAAATAAATGAAAACAATTAAAAACATTGTATTAGCAATTGCCGGAATCATTGGAGCTGTAGTTGCATTTTTCTTATTTACAGGAAAAAGAAAATCAAAACAAATTGAAAAGATTGACGTCGCTGTTGCAGAAAAAAAGCAACATGTAGAACGCATTGAAACTGAAGTAAAGCAAGTTGCAAAGAAACGAAAAGCAGTTAAAAAAGAAATTGCTGAGATAAAAGAACAAATTGTTGACTTAGAATTGCAGAAAGAAAATCTAGTAGTAGAAGAAAAACCTGCAGAAGAAGTAAAAGACAATATCTTAAAACAAACACGCAGAGGTCGTCCTAAAAAGGCATAATATGAAAAACGTATTATTTATTTTCTTGTTTGTTTCTGTTTTAGGTTTTGCTCAAAAAACTAAAAAACAAGCACCTGATACAGTTTGTTTTACTAAAGAGCAAGCAGCAGATATTTCTTTTGTTTTAGATTCATTATGGGCAGCAGATGATATTAATAATGAATTAATTGCATCTTACAAACGATTAGCAAAAAAGCAAGATTCTTTAATTGCATTAGATTCAATTCAACTTGACAAGCAAGATAGCATTATTGTGTATCAAAAAAACATTGTAACAGATTTAGAAAAGAAAATCGAATTACTACAACCAAAATGGAATGATAAAAAATCAGTTTGGTTCGGATTCGGTTTTATCACTGCATTAGGTTCTGGTATATTAGTTAATCAACTTATAAAATAATATGAGTCAAAATATAAAACAGATCATACAACAGCAGTACACAATGTGTGCTAAAGATCCTGTTTTTTTCATGAGACAATATTGTTATATTCAACACCCGAAAAAAGGTAAAATTAAATTTAACCTATATCCGTTTCAGGAAGATTCATTAACGGAATTACGTGATAATCGATACAATGTAATTCTTAAGTCTCGTCAGTTAGGTATATCAACTCTTTCAGCAGGGTTTGCTCTTTGGAGTATGTTATTCAAAGAAGATTTTAACGTACTAGTTATTGCAACAACTCAAGAAGTAGCAAAAAACCTAGTAACAAAAGTACGTGTCATGCATGACAATTTACCTAGTTGGTTAAAGGGTAATATTGAAGCAGATAACAAACTTTCTCTTAAATTTAAAAACGGCTCACAAATTAAAGCAGTATCATCAGCAACTACCGGTGCACGTTCAGAAGCACTTTCATTGCTAATTATAGATGAGGCTGCCTTCATTCGTAACATTGAAGAAATTTGGGTAGCATCGCAAGCAACATTATCTACAGGTGGTGGTGCTATTGTATTATCAACACCTAACGGGGTTGGTAACTGGTTTCACTCAGTATGGTCTGAAGCAGAACAAGAAATTAATGGATTTCATACAATCAAGCTGCATTGGACGGTACACCCGGATCGAGATCAATATTGGCGCGATGAACAAACCAAACTTCTTGGTGAACGAGGCGCTGCACAAGAATGTGACTGTGACTTTATTAGTTCTGGACATACTGTAATAGATGGTGCTATATTGATGGATTATGAAATAAAATGTACTGATCCTATCGAAAAGCGAGGCTTTGACAATGCATATTGGGTTTGGGAATATCCGAACTATGAAAAAGATTATATAGTAGTAGCTGACGTTGCACGAGGCGATGGAGGCGACTGGTCTACATTTCACGTTATTGACGTACAAGATGTTGTACAAGTTGCAGAATATAAAGGTAAACTTCCTCCTAAAGATTTTGGTAACATGTTAGTATCAGTTGCAACAGAATGGAATAATGCATTATTAGCAATTGAAAATGCCAATATTGGATGGGCTGCAATTCAACCTGTATTAGACCGTAACTATGAAAATTTATTCTATACATATAAAGATGATGGTTATGTAGATGTCGATGTTCAACTTAAAAAAGGTTATGATATGAAAGATAAGAGCCAAATGGTTCCGGGAGTATCAACAACATCTCGAACTCGTCCATTAATGATATCAGCTCTAGAAATGTATATGCGAGAAAAAACACCTGTTATACGAAGCAAAAGATTAATTCAAGAATTATTTGTATTTGTTTGGTTAAACGGAAAAGCTCAGTCGCAAACTGGATATAATGATGACTTAGTAATGGCATTTGCTATCGGTTTATGGCTTCGAGATACATCTTTAAAATTACGTCAACAAGGAATTGAACTTCATAAGAAAACATTATCGCAATTCCAAAAATCACAAAATACAACAATTTATACTGGTAAGCCTTCTAGTAATATAGACGGTTGGAGTTGGAATAATGGTTATGATAACGAAGACCTAACATGGTTGATACGTTAATAGCCATGGTTCTGTAACAAGTTATATTTATTATAAAATATTATTATTATGGCGTCATTAAGAAAACGTTTACAAAATCTATTTTCTACGAATGTTATTGTTCGTGCATATGGAAAAGATAAATTAAAAGTAGTTGATACTAATCGATTACAAAGTGTCGGTAACTTAGCTCAAACTAAAGTTGCAGACAGATACACTAGAATGCACGGTGCTAATAAGCACATGGTTGGCGGAATGGGTGGATATGATTCCAACTATTACCAACAACAACATCGTATGCAGCTTTATGCTGATTATGAGATGATGGATAAAGACCCTATTATTAGTTCCGCTTTAGATATTTATTCGGATGAGTCTACATTATCTGATCAATTTGGAGATTTATTAACAATTAAATGTAATAATACACAAATTCAAAAAATACTTTATAATTTATTTTATGATGTTTTAAATATTGAATTTAATCTTTGGACATGGATTCGAAACATGACAAAGTATGGAGATTTCTTTTTAAAATTAGATATTGCTGAAGAAATTGGTATATTAAATGCACGGCCGTTATCTAGCTATGAGTTAGAACGATGGGAACAATATGACGAAGTTACTGGCGAATATACTATTAAATTTAAACATGTTTCTGATATTAGAAATGAATTTGATACATTTGAAATAGCACATTTTCGTATGTTATCTGATTCTAATTTTTTACCATATGGTAGATCAATGTTAGAAGGTGCTCGTAAGGAATTTCAAAAATTAATGATGATGGAAGATGCAATGTTAATACATCGTATCATGCGAGCTCCAGAAAAACGTATTTTTAAAATTGATATTGGTAATATTCCACCGAATGAAGTAGATTCATTTATGGAACAAATTATCAATAAAATGAAAAAAGTTCCACATATAGATCCACAAACCGGTAATTACAATCTTCGATTCAATCTAAATAATATGTTAGAAGATTATTACTTGCCAGTACGAGGAGGTAACTCAACTACTTCGATTGACACATTACCAGGAATGACATTTACTGGTTTAGATGATATTGAATATGTAAAAAATAAAATGATGGCTGCCTTAAAAATTCCTAAGCCATTTTTAGGATATTCTGAAGCAGTAGAAGGTAAAACTACATTAGCATCGATGGATATTCGTTTTGCTAGAACCATCGAACGCGTTCAAAAAATCGTTGTTTCAGAATTAACTAAGATTGCAATAGTACATTTATATGCACAAGGTTTTGAAGGAGAAGATTTAATTGGATTTGATTTAGAATTAACAGCACCTTCGATTGTTTATGATCAACAAAAAGTTGCTTTGATGACTGAAAAAATGACATTAGCAACAGCAATGAAAGATAGTAAATTAGTTTCTGATAAATACATATATGAATTTATATTTAATATGTCTGAAGATCAATGGTTGCAAGAAAGAACTAATGTTATTGAAGATTTAAAACTTCGATTCCGTCAAAATCAAATTGAGCAAGAAGGAAATGATCCTACAATAACGGGAGTTTCATTTGGTACACCACACGATATGGCCTCACTCCATATGTCATCTAATAATGTAGAAGAAAAAGATAAAGGAGGCCGTCCACCAGAAGGAATCAAATTTGGACAACATAAAAATGCATTAGGATGGGATCCAACGGGCGGCAAAGAAATTAAACAAGCATTTAATCCAGAAAATCAAAAATCTACATTTTTACCTAATACTAGAACTGATCGAAAAGTAAAAGTTTTTTCTTCTGAAAATTTAGATTTTTTAAAAAATATGAAGAATAAAAACAAAACAATTATTACCGAATCATTAAAAACATCATATGAACGAAGAGAAGACACAGATTCGGGTACGTTGTTAGATGAAAACAATATTTTATAAAAGTAAACATATTTATTTAATATAAAAAGAACTGTGTAACAAAATGACTAAATTGAAACATTCGAAATATAAGAACACTGGCATTCTTTTTGAACTGTTAGTTAGAAAATTAACATCAGAAACATTATCTTCAGATAAATCAGTTACTATTGATATAATTAAAAAATACTTCGGTAAAAATACAGAACTAGCTAAAGAATTACAATTATATAATTCTTTATTAAAAGAACAATTCCGCAGCGAAGCTCAAGCATTAGATTATATTCGTACTATTAAATCAACTCATAACAAATTGAATCATTCTTTACTAAGACGTCAGCGATATAATTTAGTTAAAGAAATTTCAGAAAAATTTATTTTTGCAAATATGGCTAAAGCTCATATTAACAATTATAAAAGTTTAGCTTCAATTTATATGATTTTTGAATATGACGAATCTTCTAATCCTAAACAATTATTAGAATGTAAAAATGTAATCATTAAAAATAATATGATGGTTGAAAAACGAGTTGAAATAAAAGATCCACTCATTGAAGCATTTGAATCACAGCCAAAAGATATTAGATTATTAACATATAAATTAATGATTGATAAATTCAATGATAAGTATTCCGTTTTAGACGAATCACAAAAACGTTTATTGAATAAATATATTATTAATGTTAATGATACTGAAGCATTAAAAGAATATATTGAAAAGATTATTCCTCAAATTAAAAATGAATTATCGATTCAAGCAAAAGTAATCTCTGATAAAGCAACACAAATTAAAGTTCAAAAACTTTCAGAAATGCTTTGTACTGTTGAAAATATGAAAACAATTAAAGAATCTCACGTACTTTCATTATTACGTTATTTTGATTTAATTAAAGAATTGAAAGGTTTGCATTAATGAGATCGCTTTTGAAAGAAATGGAAGAAAAATTCATAGAAATTGAAGAAGAATTAGCATCTGAAGAACAAGATTCTGATTTAGAAGAACAAAATGTAACTAGTGCAATAGCTGGTTATAATACTCCAAAAGCCTTTGCAAAGAAACCTAATAAAAAAACTGCAGAACAATTGGGTTATAAAATAGTTCAAGAAGCAATGGATGAAAAATATGAAAAGCTAATAGAAAGCTATAGCGATTTTAAAAAAATTGGAGATAAAAAACCTTCGATGCATATTAAAGATTCTATCAGAGAGATTGCTAAAAAATTACAAGAAATTGAAACAATTGTAAATCATACATCAAAATATAAGAATGAATCTGGTATTGCATCTTCACAATACGGTCCAGCTGCAGGAAAAGCAATGACAAAAATTGCCGAACGATTAACTAGAATATCAGAACGTGTAAGAGCATTAGGGGAGTAATATGTCAAAGAATTTAATTGTAGAATACATACCATTTAAGCCAGTTGGTTCATTAACTGAGCAAAGTGGTGCTGCATATGGAATTCCAGGCGGCTTTGTTGTTCAAGGAGTTTTACAGAGAGCTGGCGCAAAAAATCAAAACGGACGAGTATATCCTAAACATATTCTAGAAAGAGAGTGCCAACGTTATCAAAAAGAATATATTGATCAACATCGTGCATTAGGCGAATTAGATCACCCAGAATCATCAATTGTTAACTTAAATAATGTTTCGCATAATGTTTTAAAAATTTGGTGGAATGGTGATGATTTATTAGGAGCTGTTCAAATTTTAGAAACACCATCTGGCAAGATTTTAAAAGAATTATTTAAAGCGGGTATTACATTAGGTATTTCGTCTCGAGGTTTAGGATCAGTCAAAGAATTACGTAGTGAAGGCGTAGTCGAAGTTCAAGAAGATTTTGAATTAATATGTTGGGACTTCGTTTCTAATCCTTCTACACATGGGGCTTTTATGCGGCCTACGAGCATGAATGAATCTGCGAATAAAAGTATTCAATTAAATAAATATAATAAAGTAAACGACATCATTACATCAATTTTATGCGAAGATGGTAAATGTAGGATAATATAATGAGAACACCAAATTTAAAATTTATTCTAGAAACAATATTAGAAGACCAGCCTCAGCCGATGTCTAAAGAAGAAAAACAAGATTTTGTTGAAACGGTAAAAAACTTTTCAGCATTAGGTAATTCTGTATATGGCAAGGGTGATATAGAAGAAATCGTTGAACGTGTTAAAACAATTGTTGAACGAGCAGAACGCATCATGACAGAAAGTGATGATTGGATGACAAATGTTGCACATAAAAAAGGCAATAAAAGAATGCATGAAGATTATCGCGATTTTGAACAGGCAGCTCGTGAATTGAAAGAAGCTCAAGAACGAATGGCACTTGCATATGAAAATATTGGACAACATTTAAATCGTTATTTTGAAGTTGGATAATTTGGATAATTAATATATTATTATTATAATATAGGTAGAATGATGAATACCATAAAAAAATTATATAAAGAATTTTTTGGTTTAAATGAAGAAACAATGCCGATTCCTAAAATTGGCGACGCAGACATTGAGCAGCTAGAAAAATACAATGATGTTTTAAAACAAATAAAACAAACAATGGCTGAAGAAGAAAATATCGACGAAGCTCAGTTAATTAATCATATTTACGATTATCGAGGCGGCGTTGAGTATGTGTTACGAGATCCATCTCAAGCTAAAGATGTTGCTGCACAAATTCAAGAATGGACAACTAAAAAAGGATTTACAGTAGTTAAACATACTTTATCAAAATCAGGTAAAATAGGTTATTTCTACTTTAGATTAGGAGAAGACCCAGAACGAGAAGCACAACGCATTCAAGGTTATTTTTCTTCGAAGATAGAAATTAAATTTTTCCGTTTTAAAGTTAAAGAAGAACAAACGCCACAAAGAACAATCGCACAATCAAAAATTTAAATTAGTTATATGAATAAAAAACAAAAACAACACCAAACTACGGTAGCAGGAAATCCATTAGCAGTTAATGTAATTGGTTCTGCAAGAGAAGATTTAGCATTTGCATTGAAAGCTTGGAAACGTAAAGTAAAAGCATCAGGTATTTTAGAACGAGTTAAAGATCTCAAAGAATTTGAAAAACCTAGTGTAACAAAACGAAAACAACTTCAAGCAGCACAATTTATTCAAAAAATTAGAAGTGCAAATCAAGATTAATTAAAATTTTTATATAAAGTATAAGCCTTAACAAAAAAAGTTAGGGCTTTTTTACTGTTTTTTAAAACATGCTCATATTTATTTGTAAATACGCTATCTCTTATATAGTGTCTAGTATTTATAAACTTTCTATTAAGATTCATAATAATCTTATTTCCAAAACAAAAATTTAAGGAGAAAAACGATGGCAAAATCAGACTTGCTAAAAGAAGCAATCGCTGACGCAAAAGCTGTTAAAGAAACTGCTTTAGCTAACGCTAAAATTGCTTTACAAGAAGCTTTTTATCCTAGAATTCAAAGCCAAATCGCTGCAAAGCTAGCTGAAGAATTAGAGGATGAAGAAGAAGTTGATGTTACTGCCGATGCAGGTATGGAACCAGAAATGGGAGATATGCCAGCTGAAGAACCAGTAGCTGACGACAACACAGCAGGCCTTGATGTTGGTGATTTATCAATCGATGTTGATCAAGACGGAGAATTTGATGAATTTGATATCATGGCACGCGACGGAGAAATGGGTGCAGCTGCACCAGGTGAAGAAGAGGTGATGAGTGATGAAGAAATGAATGATGAATTCAATGAAGAACTTAACCTTGAAGCAATTATTCGCGAATTAGAAGAAGACTTAAATGCTGAAACCGACGCAGAGGAAAAAGTAATTGAAGGTATGTATTCAGAAACAGACGAAGATCCATCAGATGAGCATTCGAAAGATATGATGGCAACTGAATCGATTGATGAAATTATCGAAGCTATTCTTCGCGAAGAAGAAGAAGGTATGATGGGTCATAAACATGATGATGCGGGAGATGCACCAGTTGAAGAAGGAGAATATCCAGAAAAAGAAAAAATGGAAATGGAACTTCAAGAAGCATATGCAACGGTTAAGCAACTTCAAGGAATTCTGTCAGAAGTAAATCTTCTTAACGCAAAACTTCTTTACACAAACAAATTGTTCCGCAATTTTGAATTATCTGAAAATCAAAAAATGAAAGTAATTGAAAACTTTGATCGTGCAGGTAATACAAGAGAAGTAAAATTAGTATTTACAACATTAGCTGAGTCTTTCAGTCGTCCGACTAAAAAACGTGTAGTTAAAGAATCATATGCTAGCAAACCAGCTGCATCAACAGCTCCTAGCAAAGAAACAACACAAGTATTGTCAGAAGGATTTGAATTGGCAAATCGCTGGAAAAAATTAGCAGGATTGCTATAACATTAAAAAAAAAGGAAAATCGTGAGTATTTCAAATTTATTACAAACAAACGATTTCGTACAACGCAACCAAGCTAAAGCGTTGGCATCGAAATGGGAAAAGACCGGTCTATTAGAAGGTCTTCGTGGCGAAACCGAAAAAGCAGGTATGGCCCAATTGCTTGAGAACCAAGCACGTCAATTAGTAAAAGAAGCTTCTTCAACTGGTACATCAGCTGGTTCAGAAGAGTGGGCAGGTGTAGCTCTTCCATTGGTACGTCGTATCTTTGCTGAGTTTGCTGCTAAAGAATTCGTTTCAGTTCAACCAATGAACTTGCCATCAGGTCTTATTTTTTACTTAGACTTTAAATATGGTACAGCTCAACCAGGATTTGACGCTGACAATCTTAACCGTACAGGTGATCCATTTGGTTCTCCAAATGCTGATGATTCAATGTTTGGTGTAACAACAACTTCAGGTGATCCATCGGGTGGTCTTTATGGTGCAGGTCGTTTTGGTTATTCAATCAACGAAACAGCTAGCATTGTTTCTGCAGCAACTGGTTCTCAACCAACAGCCGCACAAGTAAATGGTGATTCTACATATTCTGGTTCATCTGATTATAAAATGATAACAGTAAATGTACCTACGGAAGCAGATTTATATGCAGTTCGTTCATTTATTCTTCGTTCTGGTTCAGCTCAAACTAATATCGTACCAGTTCAAGCATTTTCATCAATTGACAGCAATTACACTGCATCATTTGTTGTAACAACTACTCAAGCAGCTGCAATTTCATCTTCAATTGGTGCTGGTAATTTGCGTTTAGTATATAGCAAACAACCAACTGATATTACACGTGGTGATTTTGAAGACAACAAAGGTGCATTCTCTAACGGATACAATACTGATATTGATATTCCAGAAATTAACCTTGAAATGCAATCTGAGCCAATCGTTGCTAAGACTCGTAAGTTGAAAGCAGTTTGGACTCCTGAATTTGCTCAAGACTTAAATGCATACCATTCAATTGATGCTGAAGCTGAATTGACTTCAATGTTGTCTGAGTATGTATCTATGGAGATCGACTTAGAGATCTTAGATATGTTGATTGCAGCAGCTCCTACAACTGAGTATTGGTCAGCTCGTAACAATACAATTTGGAATGGTACTTCATTTACAACTTTAGCAGCTGGTACAGCTACTCCAGGATTAGGTGATGGATTCTACAACACTCAAGGTGGTTGGTTCCAAACTTTAGGTACTAAACTTCAAAAAGTATCTAATAAAATTCACCAAAAAACATTGCGTGGCGGTGCTAACTTCTTAGTAACATCTCCTGCAGTTGCAACTATCCTTGAGTCTATCCCAGGATTTGCTGCTGACACAGATGGTACTAAAATGGAATTTGCGGCAGGTGTACAAAAAATTGGTTCAATCAATAACCGTTACACTGTATACAAAAACCCATACATGTTAGAAAACGTAATCTTAATGGGATTCCGTGGTGCACAGTTCCTTGAAACAGGTGCTGTATTTAGCCCTTATATTCCTTTGATTATGACACCGCTTGTATATGATCCGATTAACTTCACTCCACGTAAAGGTGTTATGACACGTTACGCGAAGAAAGTAGTTCGTCCAGAATTCTACGGAAAAGTATACGTACACGGTCTTAACACTCTTTAATCGTTAATTTGATTTAATCATTTAACCAATTAATTAGTTAAGGTAAAATAAGAGAGGGTGGCTTCGGTCACCCTTTCTTACTATTCGAATATTTATATTAAAATAAAGATCATGGCAGTAGAAAGACACAAATATTCAATGCAAGCGATAATCAGATATGATGGTCGTTTAGTAGATGTTCTAGATCGTATACGAGCTATACGTTTAGTATTAATGGTACATATCGAACAAGACTTAGGCCCAGATAAAGAATTAGTTACTATTAAAGTGATGACTGCATATCCTCCTAGAGAAACATATCATGCAATTAGAAAAATAGGTTTAGGAAAAATAGAAACCCTTAAAGATATGACGCTTCAAGAATCTACACTTACAAAATTGTTTTAAATTAATTAAGGTTGTTATGGCTACACAAAATCGGGAAAAAACTCCACCGAAAACTGATATTAAGTTTTCAATTACACTATCAGAAGAACAAAAACAAGCAAAAGCAAAAATTATAGAAACCCCATTTAATTTTATTCTAGGAAAAGCGGGTTCGGGTAAAACATTATTAGCAGTTCAAATTGCGTTAGATATGTTTTTTAAAAGACAAATCAATAAGATTATTATAACAAGACCCACTGTATCAAATGAAGATAACGGATTTCTTCCTGGTTCATTGGCAGAAAAAATGGATCCGTGGTTAGTTCCTTTACGTAGTAATATGCGTAAAGTATATAATAAACCAGAGATTCTAGATAAAATGGAAAAAGAAGAAAATATTGAATTAGTTTCATTAGCACATTTTCGTGGAAGAACATTTGATCATGCAATTTGTATTGTTGACGAATTTCAAAACTTAACAAAACAACAACTTCAAATGGTATTATCGCGATTAGGTAAAGATAGTATCATGATTTTAACAGGCGATCGTTATCAAGTAGATTTAAAATTTAATAATGATTCAGCAGTTCATGAAGTTCCTAAGTTAACTAAGTCAAACTTCGTAAATGAAATCATATTAACAGATAATCATCGTCATGCAGCATTAGATGAAATCTTAAGATTGCTAAATGAAAGATATTGATATTTATATTTAAAAGGGAAACAACATGGATTATTCAGAAAACAAACCAATTTGGCCAGGCTCATCTTCATTTACCGTTGGATCTACACCATTTGGTTTTTTTGATAACGATTCCGTTTTCCGATCTCATGCAGATAAATTTGCAAAAGCAGCAGCACAACATTTAGGATATCCCATAATGGATGTAGAAATGCAAGCTATAAATTTTTATACTGCGTTTGAAGCGGCTGCAATTGAATATTCAAATCAAGTTAATCAAGTTAACATTGTTAATAATCTAATGAATACATTAGGTATTCAAACCGGTGCTGCATTTTTATCTAATAACGATGACAGTTTAACGGGAGCATTAGTTGGAAATTCTTTTGGATATATTACTAAATTATCAAAAGCATATGGCACAGAAGCAGATTCTGGCGGTGATGTAGAATGGAGACAAGTTGCTATACAAATGGTACCTGGCCAACAAACATATAATATAAAAGATGCAATTTCATCTTCATTAGGTATAACAGTAACTACTTCATCAGTTGAAATTAAACGAATACTTCATAATGCACCACCAGCAATTGTACGATATTTTGATCCATTTGTTGGCACCGGGTTAGGTTCACAACAATTGTTAGATTCATTTGATTTTGGTGGTTTTTCACCATCTGTATCATTCATGATGATGCCAATTCATGCAGACTTAATGCGTTTACAATCTATTGAATTTAACGATCAAATACGTAAATCTAGTTATTCATTTGAAGTGCATGGCGATAATATAAAAATATGGCCAGTGCCAACTTCTGGTACAGGTTCATCATCTGCAACGCCATTCTTTAAACAAGTATATGTAGAATTTATTTTTGATGATGATAAAAATAATCAATCCGTTTTATTTGGTAATAACGCACTTTTAAACAATGTTATAACTGACGCATCAAATATACCATATACATATCAAACCTACGGGAAAATTAATGATATGGGTCGTGCGTGGATAATTAAATATGGTATTGCACTTGCAAAAGAAATGTTAGGTTATATTCGTAATAAATATTCATCAGTACCTATTCCAAATGGCGAAGTAACATTAAATGGTTCTGATTTGGTATCACAAGGCCAATCTGAAAAAGAAACATTGATAACTCAACTTAGGGAATTTTTAGATAAAATGACAAAAGAACAAATGATGACACGTCAAAACTCTGAGGCAACTCAAATGCATGAAATGTTATCAAAAGTTCCATTAAAAATTTACGTTGGTTAAGAAAGGATAAGTATGGCTATTTTTGGCGGAATGCGAGATGCAAAATTTTTAGCATCAATCAATTCTGAATTAATTAACGCAATTATAGATACTGAAATTGAGTTTTATAAATTAATAGTAGAACGTTCAGCTAGTAATTTATATGGCGAATCTGAATCTAAATCTTATTATGATTCTATTTTAATTCCATGTGTTATTACTAAAGAGGGTAAAACTGCAACAATGGATGATTATGGTCATTCTTATACAAGAACGGCACAATTTGCAATATCTCGAGATATTTTAGAACGAGCGAGTTTTTATCCAGAGGTTGGAGATATTGTATTTTGGGATAATGAATATTATGAATTAGATAATGTAGATGCAAACCAGTATTTTGCCGGAAAAAATCCAGATACTTGGCCAAACGGAAGTCAGTTTGGTTATAGCGTATCTATTATTTGTGATGCACATGCAACTAGACAAACCCCAACAGGTATTACAAATTTAAGAAAAGGCGGTAATAATTTAAACCCGGCGTATAAAGGATAATGAATGTCTAGATTAAATAGAAGAGATATTGATCGAAAAACAAATAAACCCAATCCTATACGTACAGAAGGTTTAACGCCTGATCGAATATTAGATCGCTCGCAACAAATTCGAAGAGATAATGATATTATTCGAACTCCTAAACGAACTGTATATGATGTAGATTTTGCGGTAAAGTCATATATTGAAAATGTAATACAGCCGCAGATAACACAACAAGAACAATTGATATCAGTACCAGTTATTTTTGCAAATGGTGAAAAATGGGATAATGTTCGTAGATTGGGATTTTTGCGTGATGAAAAAGGAATGCTTCAATCTCCATTAATGATGATAAAAAGAAATTCAGTTTCAGAACGAGATAACGTAAAAGGATTAGATGTTAATCGAAATCCTGCAGGAAATGTTCGTGCATACAAACAACGTTATAATGAACGTAATCGATACGAAGATGAATTATTTCCAATACCGCAAAATAATCCAACATTATCAGATAAAATATATATTGTTGATATACCTAGATATGTTAATATCGAATATGATTTAATGCTTTGGTGCGATTTTACTACGCAACTAAATGATTTAATTGATCAAATTATGCCTTATAGTAGATTTGCGTGGGGCAATGGATCAAATGTATTTCCTGTACAATTAGGTTCATTTTCATTTGAAATTATAAATACTATAGGAGAAGATCGTTTAGTTAGAGCTACAGTACCATTAACAGTGCAAGCAGCATTACTTTCTTCACAAGAAGCACGAGTAAATACATTACGTAAACAATTTTCTGTTAAAAAAGTTACATTTGAAAATGTAGTTTCATATGATGATATATTTAATTCCACATCTGTACCAAATTCTATAGTTCAAAGTGGCGGGTCAATACAATTTGATGATAATATTTATTTAAAAATAACGCCAGAAATTATGAATTATTTAACAAATATTACAGAACAACAAGCTACATATGCATCAGCTACTACAGTAACTATTGCAGCCGCGGCAGCAACTAATCCAATAACATCTGGCACTGCAACTAAAAATGAATTCGATGTATATATAAACGGCCAATATGCTGACAAAATTACATATACATGGACGCCTACTACATCTGCTACGCAAACAATTGTATTTAATACTGCAGAATTAGGTTTTAATATTTTATCAACAGATGTAATAATTGTGAAAGGTAGGTGGGCATAATGTCTAGACAATTTAGACCAGGACAATTACAAACCGGTTCATTATTTAATATATCTTCTAGCTATGCTGTAACTGCATCATATGCACTTAATAGCGTTGGCGGTACCGGATTCCCATTCTCAGGAAGTGCTGTAATTACCGGTTCATTAGAAATCAAAAGTGATATTAATAGTATCTTTATAATTAAAAATTTTAATAATCAGCCTATATTAACAGTATCACAAAGTGGTGTTGTTGTTTTAGCAACACAAAGTATAGAATTAACAAATCCAGCGCCAGTAGGTGCAATCTATTTTACTTCATCTTCATTTTTTGTTGGATTAGAATAAAAAAAAAATTAACATATATTTATATTAAAAAATAAGGAATTTTATAATGGCAACTTGGAAAAAAGTAGTAGTATCCGGTAGTAACGTATCGCAATTAGTCAATGACGCTGGTTATTTAACATCAGTAACCGCACAGGCAGCATTTGCAACTGCATCATATGATGGTACGTTATTATTAGCAAATGGCGCTAATGGTAATTTAACATTTGCATCATCATCGGGTCAAGGTTTAAATATATCAGCAAACTCAGGTACAGACACATTAACATTTGGTTTAAGTGCTATTCCAAATACAAGTTTAGCTAACTCTGCAGTAACAGTAACTGCAGGCAACGGTTTAACTGATGGCGGATCTGTATCATTAGGTGGTTCGACAACATTAAATGTTGGAGCTGGCACGCATATTACCGTTAATGCTAATGACATTGCAGTTAACACTACAACATTAATACCAGCAATATCAGGTTCAATTTTAACTACAGTATCAGGTGATATCGCAATCACTGCACAAGGTGTTGCAACAATACAAGCTAACTCAGTAGCATTAGGTACTGACACGACAGGTAACTATGCAGCTGCAGTGAGTGCAGGAAGCGGCATCTTTGTTGGCGGTACGGCTGGCGAAGGTACGACCTTTACGGTATCTGCAGATTCTGCATCATTGGCGACATATTTTCGTCAAGATGCATATGCAAACGTAAGTGGTGATATTACAATTAACTCATCAGGCGTTGCAGCAATTGGAACGGGAGTAATTGTTAATGCTGATGTTAATGCATCTGCCGCAATTGCAGCCTCTAAAATAAATTTCACAGGAACATCATTTGTATCTGCATCGGTTTTATCTAGTCCAGGTCAGGGTCAAGCATTATTAACAACAAATGGCGTTGCTGGTTCAACTATTGATTTAGGTTTAGAGACAGGAGACTCACCTCAATTTGTTGCATTAACATTAACAGGCGATGCAGCAGTTAATGGTGGCGATATTACAACATCAGCTACTACATTTAACTTAGTTAATTCAAATGCAACTACAGTTAACTTTGCGGGCGCTGCAACAACATTAAATATTGGTAATGCATCTGGCACAGCAACAATTGCAGGTAATGCAATAGTTCAAGGTGACTTTACCGTTAATGGTACTACAACATATCTTAACGTACAAGATCTTTTTGTAGAAGATAAATTTATTATATTGGCATCTGGTTCAGCAACAGCTGGCGATGGTGGTATTATTATTGACCGCGGTTCTGATGCTGCTGGTAATATTGCATACGGATATGATTCAGTAACAGATCGTTGGGGATTTCAATCAGGTGTTACAGATACAACTAACACAATAGATCCAACATCTGCATCTGGCGTTAGCGGATCGTTTGTAGCATATGTATTTACAGAAAATGATCATGGTGCAACAAAACCAATTACCGGTGAGTTTGCAGTTCAAGGCGCACTATATACATCAAATGCTGGCGATATTTGGATTTATGCATAAAATTATATATAATAAGTTATGGGCCTCATTAAAAATATTATTTCAAAAAATAACGAAACTCAAGTTTCTAGTGTTAATCAATTAGATACACAGGAACTTGAGTTTCTACTAAATACACTCAAACAAACAATGATTATGGGAGAACATGTAGAAATGTTTTATAATCTAGTAATCAAGTTACAAAATCAATATGTTGATCAAACAAAATAACAAGTTATGGATTTATTTTCTATAGATTTAACGCCGCAAGAAATTAGTATTTGTAGGCAAGCATTAGACATTATTACTATTACAGGTAAAGATGCAAAAACTATTGCAGGTCTACAAATGAAATTGGAATCAGAAATTGCAAACATTGCTGCGCAAATAGATTCAAATCAATCTACTAAAAAATCTAGATAACATATTTATAATAAATTGAGATTACTGGCCGCAAGGAAGTAGGCGCACACACGGCATAAGTGTATGTATCTAACCGTAATCCACAAGGAAATATAATATGCCAAACTGGAAAAAAGTCATAGTATCAGGCTCGAGTGCTGCCTTAACCTCAGTAACTGCAACCGCAGGATTTACAGGATCTTTATTAGGTAACGCATCAACAGCTACCTCAGCATCATTTGCTACTTCTTCATCATTTGCTCAATTTGCAGCAACCCCAACCGTTCAGGGTGTTCAAGGTATAACCGGTACGCAAGGCACTG